GGCGCAAGCGGCTCGTGGGGCCTGTTGGATCACATGTACGCGGACGAGGGCGCCAGCGTGAAGTGGAAGGCGTTAATCGGGGTTTGAGGCTGGAGGTACGGAAGGATGGCGCAACAGACGTACAAGGTAGTCTCTCTATTCTCTGGCGCAATGGGCTTGGACATTGGCCTTGAACGGACCAGCCGGTTCAAGGTTGTTGCCTCTGTTGAGAAAGAACCCGCATTCTGCGAGTCCATTCGTGCGAATCAGAAGGCGGGCCGCCTTGCTCGCAATTTGGAACTGTTCCCGGTTCCTATCGAAGACCTGGATCCGCAAGAGATTTTGGACCGAACGGGGCTCAAGCCTGGAGAGCTTGACGTGCTCGTTGGTGGTCCGCCTTGCCAGTCGTTCAGCACAACTGGGCGACGGCGGACCACGCAAGACCAGCGCGGAACTATGATTTGGCAATTCCTGCGATTGGTTGAAGTGCTGCGCCCGCGGTTCTTTCTGATGGAAAACGTGCGCGGCCTCTTGTCCGCCGCGCTTCGACATCGGCCGACAGCCGAGTGGCCCGACAAGGGCGGACCGGCACTGAAGCCTGATGAACGGCCAGGATCGGTAGTTCGCGCCTTTGCGGAAGACGTACAGCGGCTTGCGGATGGTTCCTATCACATGGATTGTTTTGTGGTAAACGCCGTCAACTACGGCGCGCCACAACTTCGTGAACGCGCTTTGTTCATTGGAAACCGATTCAATGCTGTGGTTGACTTTCCAGGTCCGACGCATGGGCCGCGCATCGAATCGAGTGGACCGCAAAAGCTATTCAATGGATTTGATTCGGAAGCATTTCAGCCGTGGCGAACTTTGCGGGATGCCATAGGAGATTTGCGCGAAGCCGAGCCAACTGTCTTGGACTTTAGCCCGCGCAAGAAAGGCTACTTGGCGATGGTTCCGCCGGGGTCCAACTGGCGGAGCCTGCCGGTTGAAGTGCAAAAGGAATCAATGGGGGCGGCTTGGCGTGCAAAGGGCGGGCGTTCTGGCTGGTGGCGACGCCTTAGTTTCGACTTGCCTTGCCCTACACTATTGACCATGCCGAACCATGCGGGAACTTCCCTTTGCCATCCTACCGAAGTTCGCGCCCTCAGCCTGAAAGAGTACGCCAGAATCCAAGAGTTTCCCGATGCTTGGGAATTCTGTGGGACAACCGCAGAGAAGTACGCGCAAGTTGGGAATGCGGTGCCTGTTCGCCTCGGGCGCGTCGGTGGCGAAGTGATCGCGGCACAACTGGACGAGCTTCAGCGGCGAAAGTGGAAACCTGCGGCCATAAAGCCGGAAACGTACCGCATTCAGTACGTGCAATCTCACGTCCGAACGCGGCAATGGTTCAAGGGCGGCGACACTTTTGTTTGGTCCGATGGGGACAACAATGGTCACGCAACCTATGCCGCGCCGAAAACGAAGCGTAAAACTAAGAAGATTTGAGGAATGGGTGCAATGGCACGGCGACGCGCAGCAGGCAACGAGCTGTTTGACGTTTGCAGTTAACACCACAAAAAGGAGAATCATGCAACGCACAAAGACGCCAGACGAACAAGGCTGGTATTGGATCGAGGATGCCTGCGGCGGTTGGTCGATGGGCTGCTTGCTGCTCAACCACGATGAACCGCTGCTGCTATTGGCAGACGAGGCGCCACGCCCGCCGGCGGAACTGACGCATTACACGGAACGCGATGGCGTGTGGTGCGACATGAGTGAGTACAACGACCTGCGCCCAGAAGCGATCCGCCCTGTGCGATGGATCGGTCCTCTTGGATGCCCAGGCGGCGATTTTCACGAGAATATCGCGGAAACGGCCTGCCCATGAATGGTGGCTCAGACCAGCAACGCTCGCAGCTCGTCATGCTGCGAGCCAAGCTCCATGAAATCCGCGATCTGTGCAACAGGTGCGACGATAAATTCGTGCAGACGACCGTGCAAGAACTGGCGCGGAAAATCCGCGCGATTATCGACCGACCGGAGAAATACGCAAGCGACCGAGAAGATTGAGGCAACGGGCTTCAAGAAACGGTTGGTGGTGTTCGCTTCTTGGGTCTGGAGGAAGAGTGGGTGACAGTATGACCGAAACCAAAGCCTTCATCGACGCCTGCTGTAGACGTTGCCATGCCAGAATCGGCTGGTACGGAACCGTTCTAGAGCATCCCGGTTGTCCTCGCTGCGGATGGAAGCCAGACCAGGCGAACCTCAAAGCCGATCACGAGGAAATGGTCAACTTCCGTGAGCTACTGGTCGAACTGCGGCACGCAAATCCTAAATGGGACAAGTGGCAGAAAGCCAGAGTTGCTGCCGGTCTGACATTGCGGCAAGCGGCAAAACTGTTGGAGATTACACCAACAACGCTTTCGGAGATCGAGCGAGGCGAGAACAGGCCGTCAGAGGCATTGGCGGGAAGAATGGCAAGATGCTACGGCGACCGACCGGAGAAATACGACCTAGAAGATTGAGGAAACCATGAATCATCGCCTTGCCATTCAGCAGCTTGAATCCCGCGACTTGCTCACGAACTTTCTGGTGATTCTGACCGACGACCAGCGGGTGGATACTCTGGCCGTCATGCCGAAAACCACGGCCATTCTTGGGAGCAGCTACAGCGAGGCCCGTGTGACTACGCCTCTCTGCTGCCCTTCGCGGGCCAGCATCTTGACCGGCCGATATGCACACTCGCATGGCGTGCACAGCAACGCGGGGGCTGAAGGCGGGTTCGCCGCCTTTGACGACTCGCTAACGATCGCCACGGCCCTTGACGCAGCCGGCTACAATACGGGGTTGATCGGGAAGTATCTCAACGGCTACCCGAAAGCCAGCCCGCCTTACGTACCGCCAGGCTGGGACACCTGGCGAGCCTTCTCGGGCACCGCGAAGTATTACAATTATGTGCTGACGAATGTGGTGGACGGGGTTGTCGGGCCGAACGAGTCACATGGGATTCTTGCGGCTGATTATTCGACGGACGTGATTTCCGCAAAGGCCGTGGACTTTATCATGGCTGCTGAGACCAATGACGCACAGCCTTGGTTTCTGTACGTGGCGCCTAATGCTCCGCACGGACCCTATACACCAGCGCCAAGGCACGTCGGAGTGAACGTATCTTTGCCGCCACAGCCACCGTCGTTCAACGAAGCCGATGTATCCGATAAGCCAGCCTGGGTTCAAGCCCTGCCGTTACTGAACGACTCGGAAATTTCAAGAACCAATAAGAACCGCAAGAACGTCCTGCGAATGCTCATGGCCGTGGATGACATGGTGCAGACGATCCACGCGGCTTTACAGGCGAACGGAGAGCTTGCTGATACACTCATTATCTACACGAGCGACAATGGTTACCAGTGGGGCGAACATCGGCACAGAGGCAAGGACGCTCCCCATGAGGAAAGCCTGCGAGTACCGTTCCTGACGAATGCACTTGTTGCTGATCTCTCGGCTTTGGTATTGAACATCGACATCGCTCCCACCTTGGCGGCCGCGGCTGGGATCAGCATGCCAGGCGCGCACGGCGAGAATATCTTGGACGGCGTGAGTCGGACGGATTTCCTGATAGAGGGTTGGTCAAAAGTGGTCGAGGGTAAACCCGCCGTGGTGTACGTGGGCCTGCACACCGGTGGTACTGTGTTTGTTGATTACATGACTGGTGAGGTAGAATACTACGACCTGGCCGCCGATCCTTACCAGCTCGTCAGCGACCCGCTGGCGGTGGATGTGGCGGCCAAACGGGTGAGGATCGCGCAGCTCCTACTGGAGACGCCATAGATGGCTCACAACACGATTTTAACTCTGGGGACCACCGGCGACACGATGGTCACGGTGGACCTGTCGCTGGCTACATACCCCAGCGCGACAGGCAAGGCTCCCGTCTCCTGTATTTACGTCAGTGCGAATGCTACGACCGCCCCTACGGCATGCCTGCCGACGAACCCGCTAGCCATCCGTTTATGCGGAGCGTCTGGTTTTTCTGATGCCGTGACGGAGGCCAGTGGCACAGCAATCAAAACGGCCGTCGAGCTGCTTGACGATGCGGTAGCAACCGTTGCCGCGGCCGTGCCGACGAAGGGCGTAGCCGCAGCGGGCACGGATGGCACGAATGCGCGGCTGCTCAAGACCGACGCCAGCGGTGAGCTGCAAATCGACGTGCTCACCTTGCCCGCACTGGTTGCCGGGACAGCCAATATCGGCGACGTGGATGTGTTGACGGTTCCGGCCGATCCATTTGGACTGAACGCCGACGCGGCGTCCGCTACCGGCAGCATTAGCGCCAAGCTCCGCCATCTTGCAGCCACAGGCATTGCCGGTGCTACGTCTCTCCCAGGAGGTACGAACAATATCGGGGACGTCGACGTGCTCACGCTGCCCAGCACGACGAACGCCGGGGCAACAGTGAAGACGAGCGACTTCGACACCGGAGTCGGCACGGACACGGTTACGATGTTCGGCCTGGCGCTTCCGGCGTCCGGCGGCGCCGTGGCCGGCGGAACGAGCACGAACCCAGTGCGGACCGATCCAACGGGCACGACGACGCAGCCAGTTTCAGGTACTGTCGCCGTTACGGGAGTCGCGACTCTTTCCGAACAGCAAACTCAGACGACGGCGCTGCAACTTCTGGACGACGTGGTGGCCACGGACGGATCGGCCGTCGTCGCGAAACTGCTTCAGGTTGGCGGTACGGATGGCACGAACGCGCAGACGTTCTCCGTCGATACAGCGGGCCGGCTCAACGTCAACAATGTGGCCGGGACCGTCAGCCTCCCGACTGGCGCGAGTACGCTGGCCGAGCAGCAGACACAAACAACCGCCCTGCAACTGATCGACAACCTTGTCTTGATCGAGGACGCGGCCCACGTCAGTGGCGATTCTGGCGTGCAAATGCTGGCGGTTCGCAAGGACGCTGGCGCGGCTATCGCTGGGACGGACGGGGACTATTCTCCGCTCCAGGTGGACGCCAGCGGAAACTTGCGAGTGACCGGCGGCGGTGGCGGAACGCAGTTCGCGGAGGATGCAGTTCATGCAACCGGCGACCTCGGGACTATGGCTCTAGGGGTGCGCAAGGACACTGCTACGGCTCTAGCCGGGCTGGACGGCGACTACATCCCGTTTATCTTCGACTCGACCGGCCGCGTCCATGCGAACGTGAGCAACACGGTGACCGTAGACACGGAGCTACCAGTTGCCGCCGCGCTTGCCGACGCAGCGGGCAACCCAACGACGGCGCTCATAGGCGGCTGCCTGCACGTGTTCAACGGGACTACATGGGACCGCGCGCGGGGGGACACGACAAACGGGTTGGACGTGGACGTGACGCGCTTGCCGGCATTGGTCGCCGGCTCGGCGAACATCGGCGACGTGGACGTTCTGACGCTGCCAGCGCTCGTTGCAGGGACCGCGAACATCGGTGGTGTAGCAGGGGACGTGGCCCACGACGGCGTGAACAGCGGCAACCCGTTCCAGCTTGGGGCCGAGGCGATCGCCCACGGCACGAATCCCACGGCCGTTGCGGCCGGCGACCGCACCAAGTTATACGCCAACCGCGCCGGGGTATTGTTCTTCATCGGAGGGCATCCGAACGTGCAGACGTTTCGTCTGCGTTGGACTGCCGCACAAACAGACGTGGCTCTTGCGACCGTGGCGGCCGGGCTGAAGATCGTCGTCACGTCCAGCACGCTTACCATGGACGAGGCGACAACCGTCGGCGTGGCGGTGCGCGTCGGGTTCGGTGCCGTGACGACTCCAGCTAACACGGCCACGAGCGGTGTCGTTCTGGACCACGACGGGACCATCCCCGGCGGCGGGCTGCATCGCGGGGACGGCGCTGGAATCCTTGGGATCGGGGCCGACGGAGAGGACTTGCGCGTCACTGCCGAAGCGCCCACGACCGGCAGCGCGATCATTTATGGCTCGTTTTACACGGTCGAATCGTAGGAGGAATACATGTCGGTAGTCGAACTAGCGAACGCCGCTCTCACACTTGATTCCGTAGAGGAGCGGTTGAAGGCTAGGCTGGCGGCCCTCGAAGCGGCACGAGCCGAGGAGGCTGCCCTGCAAGCCAAGATCGTGTCGGTGCGCTCTATGCTTTTGTCTGTCGTCGAGGAGTACGGTCTTAAACGGCTGGAATGCGAACGCCATTACCTGGAGGCAGCCACCCGCGTGGAGAAAGAATACGCTGAGAAAGTCGCCGGCTTTAAGCGCCACGTCGCGGAACTGAGAGCCAGCGCGGAGTCAGCTAGGGCTGCGCTGGCGGAGATCAAAAAGGCGGCGGATGTCCCGTAACTTCAACGGTGCGAACGACGTAATCAACTACGGCAGCGATGCCTCGATCGACAACTTTGCGCAGAAGTCAATCGGTTTATGGCTGCAAAGATCATCTATCGACACGAATGATTTTATCTTTGGGAAGGACAGGGCTATTGCCAATTGGGGCTGCACTATTCGCGGTGCCGCAGCGCCGGCAAACGTATTTAGCTTCGAGCACGGATTTTCAGTCACGGATGGTGAATGGAGGGCGAGTACGGTAATTTCCACCGGCGTGCTGCACCACGTTGTGATCACCTATAACAACGCATCAATCCTGAATGATCCAGTGGTGACGATCAATGGTATCGATGACACGATTACGGAAGCAACATCGCCGGCTGGGGCGGCTGATTCGGATGCGACGCCGAATTTGCTGCAAGGTGAGAACGGCGGAGGAGTGGCGGACTTCGGCGGTGATATGGGTTGGCTTGTGTACGCGAGCGGAATCTGGGACGCCGCGCAGAAGAACCGCCATCGCTGGTGGGGCACTCCGGGCGGGGCGGTTGCGCTGAACCACCCGCTAGTGACCAGCAACCTCACGAACAAGGGGACCGCCACTGCCAACGGAACGGCGACCGGAACCACGATGAGCAGTATTCCGCGCGTTGAGCGTAACTTGGGAACCATGATGGGCTGCGGGAGGTGAGCTTGGGGTTCATCACGGTCTACATGGGAATCTACGGGGGCGGCGGGACTGTCGCGGCGATCGCCGGGTCGGTGGACGGCGTCGTCGGAGTAAGACCGACCGTGTTCGGGGTGCCGAGCGTGAGGCCCACGGTGTTCGGGGTGGTCGGCGCCCGCCCGACGCCATACGGAGTGGTGGGGAAAGACCCATGATCTTGATTGGCGCTGACAACGACGTGTATTGGGACGCGCTGCGGTTCTCCAAGAACGGCACGTACATCAATGACGCCACGATGACTTTCACGCTCAAGGACTCCGCCGGGGTAAACGTGACCGGGGCCGTCAGCGTGGCCATGACCTACCAGACGGCCTCGAACGGCGACTACGTGGGGGTGCTTCCAAGCAGTGTCACGGCCGCGCTTACGGATGGGGCGGCGTATGAGTTCGTGATCACAGCCACGAACTACAACCTGCAACGGCGCAAGTGGGACGTGGCCGGGAAGTCCGCGTAACAAGCCGACCACCAAGCACCAAACGTATCGCCGTGATATATTTGGTCTATGGGAGCGATTGACCCGCAAGTTGCGCTTTCGCTGGAAGACCGCCGCACAAAGGTCGCAGACCTCTACTGCCGCGGCTACCGGATCAACGACATCGCGTCCTTGATCCCAACCGGCCTGCACCAGATACAGAACGATTTGGAGCACATTCGCTCCGAGTGGCGCGTCAGCCGTATAAGGGACCTAGACGCGCACATGGAGGAGGAGCTAGCGAAGATCGACAACCTGGAGCGCCAGGCGTGGGCGGAATGGGAGCGCAGCCAGAAGGACGCCGAACAGACGCGGATGCGGCAGAAGACCAAACCTGGAGATCAGCCGGTGGTCAGCGAGCAAGAGGCGGTGAAGGTCAAGACCGGCCGCCTCGGCGACCCGCGGTATCTCGAACGGGTGGCCTGGTGTATCGCCAAGCGCTGCGAGCTGCTGGGCCTGGACCCGGAGAAGCGGCTGCATATCACCGGCTCGGTCGCCGCCATCACGCTGCAGGACATGATCGGCATGATCGAGGGCAAGCGGGCGACGGTCGTGGACGACGAGTACGTCACGCTCGCGATCGAGAACCTCGTCAAGAAAGCCGAGCAGCTCACGGCGCTGACTGACGCTGCGCTGTCCGAGGACGGGTCTGCCAACGGTCAGCCAGAGGAGCCTGACCTTGGCGGCGAGGAGAACGGTGCGCCATGATCGCGGACCAACTTGCGCGCGGCGCGGAGATCATGGCGTCGGACCCGCTGGCGTTCTGCGGGCTGTTCTGGCCCGACATGCGGCTGTACGACAAGCAGCGCGAGATTCTCCTGAGCGTGAGGGACAACAAGCAGACGATAGCATACGGGGCGAACACGATGGGCAAGGACCGCATCGCGGCGGTGGCGGCCCTGTGGTTCTTCTGCACCAGACAGCCGGCGAAGGTGATCACGACCAGCAGCTCGAACCACCAGCTCAAGCACGTGTTGTGGGGGGAGATCGACTCGCTTGTGAGGTCGGCGAGCAGGCCAATCGACATCGCCCTGGACACGCTCCAGGCTCGTAAGCCGCTTCCAGGAAAACCGGGGGAGCACCAGCCGAATACCTATATGATCGGCTTGGTGACGAACGAAATCGAGAACTTCCAGGGCCACCACCTCGACGGCTCTGCGTTGCCCCGCGTGCTGTTTCTATTCGACGAGGCCAGCTCATGCCCGGACCAGTTCTTCGAGGCTGCCGAGTCGCAGTTCCACCGGATGCTAGCGATAGGAAATCCGCTGAACACGCGCACGTGGTTCTACCGCGCCAGGCGGGCCGGCGACGCTCCGATAACAGGCTGGACTGGGATGGCGCGGAAGATCATCCACATAGATGGCAACCTCAGCCCTAACGTCGTAGCGGCCAAGAAGTTCTACGCGGCTGGCTTGACTGGAACCCCGCCGATGGTGATTCCCGGTATCCTGTCATACGAGGAGTACCTGCACCGGCTGGAGTGGCCTCGCCGGATGCGGCACGTCCGCTTGGACGGTGAGTTCCTCGACGACGAGGGAGAACGCTTGTTTTCGCAGGCGACCATCGACTTGGCGCAGAGAGTGTGGATTGCCGTAGATGCAGCCAAGAAGCTGAAAAGAACGGTCACGCGCCGCGGCAAGCAGGTCAAGAGGCCGATGGTCAACCACGGACCAAAGGCCATGGGCATCGACTCAGGGGAAGGCGGAGACTTGACAGTGTGGGTTGTGACGGGAAAGTACGGCGTAGTACAGATCGTCGCAAAAAGAACTCCCAACACGGCCGAGATACGCGGCATCACCATCAGGCTGATGCGGCGCCACAAGATCGACCCCAGGTTCGTCGCCTTTGATTCTGGAGGCGGCGGAAAAGAACACGCAGACGCCCTGCGCGACAGGGGGTACAACGGGATCATGGACGTGCACTTCGGTGCCGCCCCAGACAGCGACTGCAAGGGCGAGTACCGAAACATGCGAGCCCAACTCTACGGCCAGGCGGCTGCCCGACTGGTGCCGACAAGCAGCCAGGCACGTTTGCTAGCCACCCCTCCAGATGGGTGGCATTCTAGGTGGTCGGCCTGTGGGATTCCGCCGGAGGCCAACCTGTTGGCCGAGGACCTACTGGTGCTTCCTGTCCAGCGAGATTCAGAGGGTCGTTTGGTACTCCCGCCCAAGGACGCCAGGCCGCACCAGGAGCGACACAGCGGCGTTCAGGGGCCTACGATTCGCGGGCTGCTGGGACGCAGTCCTGACCACGGAGACGCCTTCGTGCTGGCGTGCTACGCTTATTCGCGCCTGGAGGCGTACTCGGCGATTGAGCGCGTCCGCGGGAGCGTCGTGCACTGATGCCGTGCAGGCCGATGGACACACGGAAAGTAGGCGACCCGGTAATGAGGGCCAGACTTGAGACCCCGCTAGCGAGAATCGTGTCCACCAGGCTGACTGGAATCCTGGAGAGAAGAGGGATCACCACCGTTAACGAAGTGCTACACTTCACCGAGCGCGAGTTGCGGGCGCTGCCGAGCGTGAGCAGCGCGGCCATTCGCGAGCTCTTGGAGGCCCTTGGCAGACTCGGGTTCAAGCGGCAATGATAAGGAACGTACCTGTAATCGGCACAGTGGTAGGATTGTCCAAGCGACCGGGCAGCATTCTGCTGACGGTCGAAGACCACGAGGCAACGCTGTATCCGGTCAGGATCGCCGTAACCGACGAGAAGCAGGATTACATGTTCCTCGGCTTCGAGGCAGAGGCGGCGCAGGAATACGTGCTGCTATGGCCGCCAGTGACTGGTTCTGACCACCCGGCGATGCGGTTCAGAAGGTGTTACGGTCCTAAGGAGGTCGCCAAGTGGTCTGGCTGATCAGGAAGTTCGCCGAGCGAAAGACGCGGGCTTCGAACGAGGCCCTATCGCGCGCAGCCGGCGAAGCGCTTCTGGCTGCTAAGAGGGCGACCGCGCTTGCCCAGAAGGCGTCCGAGGACTTGCAGGAGTTGCGTGACGACTTGTCAGCTGCGAACGGCCAGCTTAGCACGGCCGTGGCGGAGCTAGAGGTAGCAAAAGCTCAGAACAGGACACTGTGGAAGATGCACGAGCGGTTCGCCGCCAGGGTGGACAGGGACACGGCGCTCTTGCAGCGCGAGATGACAGATGCGCAGAATGCAGCGATGAGTCGAACCTATGACGAGCCTGAGTAGACGGGCCTGAGTAACTGAGGCATAGCGATGTTCACTTCCGAGCGTTCGGCGGCGGCAGCGGAGGTTGCCGCGAGTCTCAACTTGTGCAAGCAGGCCGGGCCGGTCGAGTCGCACTTAGTCGAGGGGCGAAGGTCTACAGTCGGCGGCGAGCAGCGCGCAGCGCGCGAGAGCTACGAGCACTACCACGGCCACGTGTTCACGAGCGTCAGACCGATTGCTCAGCGGTGCGCCGGCCAGCCTGTCCGCGTCGCGCGGTTGCTAGCACCGGGGAAGCGCCCGCCAAGCTCTAAGGCCGTGAGCGACGAGACCTGGGAGCGCAGCTCATGGCTGAGGTCGGCAGCGCTGGATGATCCAGGCAGGATAGCCGTCCTGGACCAGCACCCGCTGTTGGACGTGCTGTCGAAGCCGAACCGCGTGGGCAACGAGTTCGCGCTCAAGTACGTCACGATCGTCAGCCTGGAGATGACCGGCTGGGCGTTCTGGTGGATCACGAGAGATGAGAAGGGCCGACTTTCAATCTGGCACATGCCGACGCACCTCGTGGAGCCGAAGCACGAGGGGCGGATATTCAGCGGCTGGAAGATTTTCCAGCCCAGCGGCGGCATGCAAGGGAAGGACGTGCCCGCTGAGGAGATTGCACCGTTCTGGTATCCGTCCCCCACGGACCCGGTCGGCGCCGTATCACCCCTGAGCGCCAACCGCCGCGCAGTCTTGATCGACGAGTACATCCAGGAGGCCCAGCAGCGCGCCTTCCAGCAGGGGATCAATCCCGGTATGGCGGTGATCGTCGGCGAGCAGACCGGCAAGGGCGGCGTCAAGTCCCGTCCCAGGCTGACCAGAAGGCAGCGCAACAGCATTCGCGGCGCGGTGCTGAACCGCATGCGCGGCTTGGCGCACTGGTACGAGCCGCTGATCTTCGACAGGGTTGTTAGCGACGTCAAGAAAATCAGCAACATTCCCAGCGAGATGGACTTTGCGGGGTCCACGGCCATCAGTCAGTCGCGCGTTGGCCAGGGGTTCGGCGTTGGCAAGGCGCAGACTGGAGCCGTGGATGGCATGACCTACGGCGCGCTGGGGGCCGCCGACGCGTTGTTCGTGGACAATACGGTGAACCCGAAGCTGGACTTGCTCGGGCGGTGCATCACCGGATTCGTGCTACCGGCGTTCGACAAGACGCCAGGCGTGTTCGTGTTCATCGAGCCGGCCAGGTCTAACGACTCGGTGCAGAGGTTCAACGAGTTCCGCGCTGGCGTCGCGGGTGGCTTGGTAACGCGCGAGGAGTTTCGCTCGAAGGTCCTGCACATCGCACCTAAGCCCACCGACGGCGAGACCTTGATGATGCCGATGGGCGTGCAGGAGGTCGTTGTCGGCCAGCCGCCGCCGGCCGCACCTCCGCCAACTACGCAACTAGGACAGCCGGCGCCGACGGAGCTACCGGCTCAAGTCGGCGCCCAGAACGGACAGCCAAAGCCGGAAGGCAAGGAGGATAGCGCCGATCAGGCGCTACCCTTTCGCGGTAAGCAAGCAGGCTGGCAGGCGCTGGCTGGCACAGAGCCGCTGGTAGGATCGGCTCGCGTATTTGACGAAGCTGAACATCCGCGCGACGAGGGAGGCAGGTTCTCGTCTGGTGGAGGCAGTGCTTCGGCGGAGGCCGCTGATGTTGCCAGGGGACGGCCGACAATACCTAGCGAACGGATCGATCATGAGCCACCGAAGCAGAAGATGGTCGCGCCGCCCCAGCCGAGCGGAAAACCAGGCAGGGCGGCCGGTGGGTTCACGGCGACGGGCCAGACCAACACGGAGCTCGGCGACATGGCCGAGAAGGTCGCGGAGCAGTACGGGCTGCGCAGGATCATCCCAGAAGGCGAGCGGCGGAACCCGCTCGACCTCGAGTGGGATCACTCAGGCATGGCGTTTGAACTGAAGGCCGTTACCACCGCGAGCACAGAGTACAAGGTCCGCATGAAGGCCAAGGAGGCCGCCAGCAAGCGCGCCTATGCGAAGCGCAACAAGCTGAAGGCCGGAGTGATGATCATGGTCATGGACACGAAGGCGCGGCGCGCATACACCTACTGGCGCAATGGCATCGGGCAATACCGTTTGTCGAAGGGGAACCTGTCTGAGTGGAACTACATGGGCAGCGTGAAATATTCCGGCAAGGCCAAGAAGGCGTTTTGCCCGACTGGTGAGGGCATCTGATGGCGTTTGTCTTGTGGACTAGCGAAGAGGACGGCATCGACCTCGGCAATCCGCTCGACCTATTCATCGCGTTCGCGGAGGTTGGCGATGTCGCGAGCGGCGACGAGTACGAGGAGCTGCGCGGCGTCCCGCTCGCTGGCGAGGACACGGTAAGCGCGGAGTACGCCGACAAGGTATCCCGACAGGCAGCCGACGCCCTAAAGCTAGGCGGCATTGGCGATCACGGACGATGGATTCTCGGACGGCTTGCTGGAACGACCTCCGACGAAAAGGCTGCCGCGTACTTGCACCACGGCGACACGTTTCGGACGGCGTTCACGAGGGCGTGGCTCAAGCGCGCCGACGAGCGAGAGGAGCGGCTCGTAGCGGTAGTGCGCCGGTTTCTATCTGAGCAGGCAGCCGAGATCGTCCGCAAGCTGCCGTCGATCGGGCTGAACGCCGACCCGACGTCCGCTGCCAAGCGCGCGTTCAAGGCAAAGAAGTGGAACGACAGGCTGCGCAGGGAGATGGGCGTCTGGCTGGCCGACACGATGGCGCAGGGGGCGGCGCTGGAGCTGAACGCGACCGAGAAGCGGCGTGCCGCTGCGGGGACGATCGAGAAAGCCGAGGGCTGGGAGATCAGCCCCGAAGACCTGCTGGACCTCTCCGTTGACATCCCGCAGCAGGTGCTCGACGGGATTGTGGGCCACACGAACGACATCCTGGAGCAGGACTACTGGGACGACATCAACGAGACCACGCTCGACAAGCTGACGCTGGCTATTCGCGACGGGATCGACGCCGGAGAGACGCGGCGGGAGATCACGGCGCGTGTGCAGGAGGCCCTGGGGGAAGAAGGAAACCTGGCGCGGGCGCGGGCGATCGCCAGGACTGAGTCAACGGGGGCGATGAACGCCGGACACCAAGAAGCGCGCAGCTACTTAGAAGACGAAGGCGTCATCGAGGGAAAAACGTGGCTCAGTACGAGGGATGCCCGCACGCGAGAGACGCACCTGGAGATGGACGGCCAAGAGCGCGAGAACGATGAGATGTTCGACCTGCCGGACGGGGAGCAAGCCTTGTATCCTGGCGCGCACACGCTTAGCGCTGGTGAACGAATCAACTGCCGCTGCGTGGCTTCAGCTAGCACTGTATTCAGTAAGGGTTGGCGCCTCGGTTGGTTGAAGGCTGAGCGCGTGTCCGACGACGCGGACTCTAAGGCGTTTTGTCCTACCGGCCCCGGCGGCGGGATAGACCCAACGTGCTCGCCAGGCACTGGCAGCCAAGCAGGCGGAACACAGGGTTTCTCCGCCGGGATTGACACGAGCAAGTGGTCGCCGACGCATTCCTCGGCCAAAGCGGCGAAGAACAAGATCGGCGCCATGGAGGCGCTGGCCGGCACGGGCGACGTCGAGAAGTTGCTGGCTGCGAAGCCGTCGTTTGGGAACAACCCGAACAGCTATCAGAAAGCGGTCATCAAGGCGCACGAAACCCTTGTCGCGCAGGTGCAGGCCAGCGCGCTGGTCAACTCGCCGATGGCGGACGCAGCCGAGGAGGCCGAGGGTGTTCTCAATATATCTTCGTGGACTAAATCTGGTCCGCAGCTCGGCTCCAACAAGGGCGGACAGTACCTGGCCGAGGACGGGACTAAGTATTACGTGAAATTCCCGAAGGACGAAGCGCGGGCTAGAAACGAGGTACTGGCGTCCAAGCTGTACCAGGCGGCGGGCAGCAACGCGGCAGAATTGAGCCTGGTCGAAACATCCGGCAATATCGGCGTAGCGTCCAAGTGGATCGACGACAGCAAGGAGGCAGAATTGGGCGACGCGGCCTCGCGAGAGTTGGCGCAGCAGAGCTTTGCCACGCACGCCTGGTTGGCGAACTGGGACGCGGTCGGAGACGTGTCGCAGCCGGACAACATCAGGATTGTCGGAGAAGGCGCGGCGGCGCACGCCGTCACGATGGATGTTGGCGGGTCGCTGGAGTACAGGGCGCAAGGCGGCGAAAAGGACTTTGGAGATCTGACCGGCGAGTGGAACACGCTTCGGAACTCCACAATCAATTCGACCGGCGCAGTCGTATTCGGTGATATGACGCCGCAGCAGTTGGTCGAGAGCGCTGCCAAGGTGTCAGCGGTCGATGACACGACCATCCGCGCCTTGGTAGAAAAGTATCACCCCGGAATCGCGAGCAAGAAAACCGCGCTTGCCGATACGCTCATCTCTCGCAGGGACGACATCACCAGTCGCGCAGCGGCGCTTGGCTTGCCGGCTGGAGTAATCGAGGCCGGGCAGTCGGCGGCAGACTCGGTCCCGCCAGCCGTGCCGCCTCCGCCTAAGTTCGGTGGGGCTACGACTGCGATGTACCAGGCCAAGGTCAACACAATCCACGAGCTTGCGAAGGCCGGAGACATAGCCGGTATCGAAGCGATCAAGACAACGGCTGACGCGAAACAAGGATACACGAAGAAAATTCACGCCTACAAGGCGGAGGTCCTGGCATCGCTCGGCGCTGGCGGTAAGGTGTCCGCCGCGACAGAGGCGCAGTCGGCGCTCAAGGCGGCGTCGGCCGTAAAGATCGACGCGACTGTGCTTGCAGAGCCTCCAGAATTCTTCGGGACCTACGCATCCGCGAATGCCGTCATCGTCGCCGAGGTGCAGAAGGTCGCCGCCACTGGAGACCTGGATGCCCTGAAGGGCATGGCTTTCAAGAGTCCGAAGCTGACGGAGTGGCACGCGAGAGTTGTGCACGACGTTGCCAGCCAGCTTAACCAGCCGCCTCCGTCGAAGTCGCTGAACAGCAAGCTAAGTGACTTGGCGGCGGCGGCGCGCGTTGTCAAGGGCGGTACCGCCGAGAAAATCGGCCACTACAGTGTGCTCGCAAAGTCTGCAGGTATACCAGCGGAGTTTGAAGGGACAGGCGCGACACTTACGACGAAAGACTGGCTGGACGGGCACCAAGCGTGGCAGAACCTGCCGTTGGCCGAACAGAAAGCCGTTTCGAATTACACCGAAGATGGCTACATCACAACGAACAAGATTCTTCGCGGTGGAAACCCAACTGGCTCGCCAGGAGAGAGGAAGATAGCGAGAACAGAAGCGCTTGACACAGCGAACGGCGTAACGAAGGCGTCGATTGTCCTCAAGCCTGGCATAACGCTGACGAGATTCCACAACCTAGGAGATGACGACGTGAATAAGCTGGTAGGCGCCGTCGGATCGGTGGTGCAGGACGCGGGAGTCATAAGCACTAGTACAAGTTCCGATGTGTTCTCAGGCGGCAAAGTACATTGGACGCTTACCGTTGGCGAAGGCGTGCGCGGGCTGCCAGCCGAAGGCTTCTCGGAGGAAGATGGGGAGATGGAGGTAATGCTGCCACCAAACACTAGGTATCTGATAACAAGCGCCAAACGCCCCACTACTTTGGGCTACAGAGCCATCGACGTCACGGCGGTCATCTTACCGTTCCAGCCGGGCCAGTGCTGCCCGCCATAGCCGACATGTCAAGCGAAAAACCGATCACCAAGGGCACCGAGCCAGACGTCTTCGGGCGAACTCTATTGGATGCTGGTTCGTCCGACGAGCATCAGTACCTTGCGGATCCGCGCGTAGCACATGCCCTGCTGTCAGACGTCCTCCAGCAGGCAATGTTTGCCGTGGACTCGGAACGTTTCGCGGCCTTGGTCGAGACAATAGCGATGCGCACTGCACGGACGTTTCTAGGCGGCCAGGCTGACTATGTTCCGCTGAGGAAATGGAACGAGCCTGGCGGTATAGACGTGTTTCTCGCGAAATGGCTCGGTGTTGATGAACTAGACCCGACGCGAAGGGTGGCGGGCGCGATCGTGGCCATGTTGGAGGAAGCAATGGATATTGCGGTTGATGCCTCCAGCATGGCCGCCAAAGCGCGCGACTGGCAGTGGCGGATAGACGAACTCCTGGACAGGTACGCCGCGCTGTTCATCGGACTGGACCAGACCACGATGATGATTCTTTAATGCCCTTGCCAGCCAACCGGTCTTGACGTGCAAGGGGTAGCTGCGTCAGAGTAGACAACATGCCGAAGCTGCGCCACCATCCGGCCGACTTGAGTAGCCTCTTGGCCGTGATCCGTCACCGGGACTATCGTGGCGGGATCACCACGGCCCACGCCTACCTCAAGGACTTGGAGGGCTGCCTCGTCGGCGAAGCCTGCCCGACCAGGTTTCTCGGTGGGACTAGCGAGTCGCACTGGCGGCGTGCGCTCAAGGAGAGCCGAGCCAGGCTGGTCTACAGCCACAAGGACATGGCCGTCGTGAATTCCTCGCGGGTAGCCGGCGCGTTCGAGTCGGCCATCGATCAGTCTATGTTCGAGGGCGTCCCGGCGAACGCCTGCGCCGTGTTCGACTGCGTGGTTACCAGCAAGCGGAAGGACCGAGACGGGGACGTGCTGGAGACGGTCGGGGCCAAGCTGGACCCCGCGGCGCCGCTCTTGTGGCAGCACCTGCCGTTCGAGCCGATCGGGAAGGTGATCCGCGAGCTGTCGCGCTCCGGCAACCTGATGCAAGCCAGGCTGGCAATTATCGACAATGCGCTGGGCCGCGACGCCAATGAGCTGCTGGAGTTCGGGGCGCTGCGAGTCAGCCACGGGTTCATCCCGGAGCTGTTCGAGCCGCTGGACCCGCAAGACCCCTGGGGCGGATTCAGGATCAAGAAGTTCGAGATCATGGAGGTTAGCCTGGTCTCCGTGCCTTCTAACACTGACTCCGTGGTGACCGCGTTCTCGCGCCGCAAGCTGCACCACCCGCTGGTCAAGCAGTGGGCCGGCAATCTGTTCGCAGCCAGGCCAGCGCAAGGCAAGGGGAGGCCGGCGGCGCGCGGTAACAGCGTTGACCTGCTGGAATCGACGGCCGTCATCGCAATCGACAAGCTTGAGGCCATCTGCCCGGAGTGCGCGGCGCGCGCGAAGAAGCTTGGGCTAACCGGTCTGAAGGTCTCGGCGCTCGCCAAGCAGATACCAGCGCACCTGCTCGAAGGGCTATGCGATCGTCTGTCAGGCGAGGAGCATCCCTGGGAGGCTTGCATGGACATGGACTTCGGCGAGTTCCAGCCGGAGGACCAGGAGGCGTTCTGCGCGTTCCTCAAGCGGGAATGCGGGCTGGACGAAGACGAGGAGAAAGAAAAGGCCGGGCCGCGCCGGACGCGCGCCGGCCAGCCCATCACGCGAACTATCGGGCACATAGACATCGCTAGCGCTGTGTTCGAGCCGCAGCAGAGAATCCACGAGATCGCGGCGTCGTTCATCGGATGCCGCCTGCGCGACTTGAGGCTGTCTGGCACATTCGCGCCCACCTACCGCATGGGCGGGTTTCTATCCGCCGCCAAGGAAGTTCTGTCCGAGCACGCGCTGGTCGACATGCGCCGCCTGAGCGACGGCGGCTACGAGGGGCCGCCGAAGTACGAGACGATCCAGCTCAACTCGAAGAAGCGCGCCGAGTTTCTGGTGGAGGGGATCGAGTTCAGGAGTTCCGAGCGGGCAGGACCGTTCCTGGTCTGCTATGACAGGAACTACGGCGGCATCTCGCTGACGACGTACTGCCACCAGGACAAGTCCGAGGTCTTGCAGGCCGCCGTAGACCGTGCCTGGGAGCTGACCAAGACGACCTACTGTTTTCTGAGGGGCGAGGCGTTCTCCCTGACTGGCGACTTCCTGGAGCGCACGGACGAGACCTGGAGCGACGTGTTCCTGGAGCCGGTGAACGAGAAGGCGCTGCGCGTCGTGGCGAAGCAGTTCAACGAGAAGGGCCGGAGGTTCGTGAACCGCGGCATGCTGATGATGGGGGCTCCGGGAACTGGCAAGACGCTGTCGGTCCGCATTCTGCGCAACGAGTGTCATGGCACATTTATCTGGTGCAGCGCCAAGGACTTCTGGCACACGGGCGGCATGGGCGGCGTCGCGTCGGCGTTCGAGACGGCCAAGGAGCTGGCGCCCTCCATCGTGTGCTTCGAGGACATCGACAACTGGATCAGCGGCAATGTCATCGACCTGCTCAAGAGCGAGATGGACGGGGTTGGACGGTTCTCTGGCGTGCTGACGGTCATGACGACCAATTATCCGGAACTCCTGCCAGAGGCGCTGATCGACAGGCCGGGCAGGTTCCATGACGTGCTCAAGTTCGGCTTGCCGGACCAGGCAGTACGGCTTGACATGCTGCGCAAGTGGCTGCCAGACTTAAACGAGGAGGCCCTGGCTAGCGCCGTGATCGGCACGGACGGGATGAGCGGGGCGCACCTGTACGAGCTGGCGCAGTTCGCCAGGACGATCCAGGAGCAGGAAGACGGGCCGCCCAGTCAGCTCGGCGTGGCGGTCAACGAGGCCCTGCGGAAGGTGTCAGAGCAACGTGAGCTGATCGACGAAGTGCAGCGCGGCGGCGGATACAGCAGGCTGAACCGTGGCTTCGAGCTGAACGCTAAGGGGATCGAGATGGCAAAGAAGATTGCAAAGAACATTGCGAAGGCGAAGAAACCGGCACCTGGCAAGGATGACGAAGAAGCCGTAGCAGCCTGTGACGAGTGCGGCGGCGAGATGGTGGACGGGGAGTGCCAGGACTGCGGTATTAAGCTCAAGCCGGACGGCGAGAAGGAGCCGGTCGGTGCTGGCGACCACGGCGTACCAGATACCTGCCCGGCCTGCGGTACCCCTATGGCGGGGGCCGCCAAGTGCCCGGCTTGCGGGGCCGCCCGCAGCGAGCAGCCCGGCATGAAGGCCAAGGGCGAGGAAGACGGCGAGAAAACCAAGGAGGACGCCCCGAACTACCGGGATGCCGGAACGGAGAGTGAGAGTTGCGGGGCCTGCGGAAACTTCGAGCTGAACAGCAGCACCTGCCGCAAGTTCGGGTTCATCACCGAAAAAACTAAGCTCTGCGACGCATTTCAGCCGGCCGAGGTCACGTCCGATGACCGCGAGACAGCCAAGGCTGTGTCTCCTAGGATGGTAACAGCCAAGTCGGGCAGAACACTGAGCACGAAGAACGAGCAGTCCATCAAGGACGCCAGGGACGACGTGCACGAGATCACCAGGCACGAGGCGCTGCCAAGGACCGTCGTATCGCTGGCCAAGGGGGCGGTCGCCAAACTCGATAGCGTGCTGGCCAGCGTAGCCAGGCCAGTGCCGCAGCAGGAGGCCACGGCTGAGGTCGTCACGGCTGGGATCGGCGGAAAGAGCCATGAGGAGGCCCTTGCAGAGTGGTTGGTCTATCACTTGCCGGGCACCGACAGTAAGATGCTAGGGACGCTCGGCGACGCGATCGTAGCTGAGCTTGATCGGCGAGGGGTCGAGGAGATCGGTCTGGGACTAGAAGAATTGATGCTGGCTACAGTTTAGCCGGCTCGGCTTACCACGAGGAGCAATCCATGTTCGAGATACTTAAGGCGTACCTTGTCGAGAAGCACGGTATGGCGCAGGACGCTACCGAAGAGGACGTGCGCAAGCAGGCGTACAGCCTGATGGCCGCCGGAACGCTGTCGCACGAGAAGTACGTCGAGCTGACGGCCAAGAATCCGTCAGGTACAGGCGCCTCGCTAGAGAGGCTGGGAGCGCTGATCGGCGCCGGGGTGCAGAAGGCCGTCGAGCCGCTGGTGAAGAGGCTTGAGGCCGTGGAGTCGCAGGCGATCCCGGCAAAGACCTCGGAGGCGATCGGCAGGATTTACGAGCGCGCAGGGCGCGACGAGCCGGCGGGAGTCAGCGAGGCGGAGAAGTTCATCGCCGAGGGGGCCGCGAAGCAGCCGGCTGGAGGCGTGCGCGTCAAGCGCGCCAGCGAGTCGTACTCGCACACGAAGAGCGCCGCCGTGTACCCCAAGTACCTTAACCGCAACGACAATCGGCCGCACCCGTTCGCCGGAGAGCAGCTCACGTTCGAGGGGCGCGCGCTCGACGTCGCCAGCCAGGCCGATAGGGCGCTGGCCGGGGCCGTCGTGAAGTGGAACCTCGCGCATCAGCTTAAGCAGCAGCACAAGCTCACCGACCACGACGTCGACCTGTTCAATGAGGCCGTGCGGGAGGGACGGTGGTGCGGCGACTTCAAGGGGCCGGATGGCTTCGAGCGGATTCTCTACGGGGCGAGGCTCGATCCTGCCTGGCACAAGACGATCTTCGCCGACGCGACCAGCGGCGGCACGAACCTGGTACTTCAGGTTCTTGAGGACGAGATCATCCGCCAAGCGATCCTGTTCGGAGAGCTGTTCCCTTGGGTGGATGTGAAGCCGCTCACCAAGGGCACCTCCGTGGACACGACCACGCTGGTAAACCTGACAATCACGAGCACAGCCGACGAGGCGACGGCGATGACCGCGCAGTCGACGGCGTCGCTGATCACCAAGCTCAACAGCGCCGTGCGCGTGGCCACCGGGACCGTAAAGCTCGGCAGAGATTTTCTGTCCGACATCACGCCGGACATCATGACGGCGATCAACGACAGCTACGCCGAGCAGTTGCAGTTCTACCTGGACGACAACATCGCCAACGGGGACGGCACGACCGAGCCGCTTGGAATCTTCGTGGCGGCCAGCACGACCAGCGTGAGCAACGCCAGCCCGTCTCCGTCCGGCTGGGACGTGGTCGACGTTGAGAACATGGTCAAGGGCCTGGGAAAGCAGTACCGCAACATGGGCAACCCGAGCGTCAGGTGGGTGTCGAACGACACGACCTACTTTCGGGTGCGCGGCATGAAGGTCAGCACGACGGACGAGCGGAGGATTTTCGGCTACACGCACGAGGACTACAAGGTCATGGATCGGGGCTGGTCGATCCAGAACTCGATCGCCAACGCGAAAGTGGCCTTCGGGGACCTCAAGAAGTACCGCCTGTGGCGCCGGCTCGGCATGGAAATGATTGTGGACGAGAGCGGCCAGGCGCTACGCTTAGAGAACTCGGTATTGATCGTCGTGCGGTCGCGATGGGCAGGACGGCCGGTGCTGCCACAAGCGTTCGCGGTAATGACGAATGCCCAGGCTTAGGTTTGTTCGCCACCTACGCCGGCTCTCTCATTTCACAACGTATCTGGCGCGCACGTGTCCGCGGGCTTTCATCCACTCGGCCAACGACGTTGGCCCCTCCGGCCCGGTCGGGTCTACGGTGAGCACGGCCAGCAGTCGGCCGTAGGTATCGTGTTCCCTCGCGACAGGCGAGGCCGTCACGTTCTCCGCGCTGGCCAGCAGGGCCTGGAGGTCAACGGTCGCCAGCTTGCCCAGGCGGATTTCCTCGTCGGTGACCTCGACGCTGCGCCTGGCGCGCGTCTTCTCCCAGGCGTCGTAGTCGGCGGCCCGGATGGTCCTGCCGCTGAGCGTGACGCCCCACGGCATCAGCACGTCCGCCTTGATCGTGTCGCCGTCGATAACCACCACGTTGGCGAGGCGGAACTGGCCAGAAGGCTCGTCGATTGCCGCTGCTTCAAACGCTTCTTCTGGTTGCCTTTGGGCAATCTTTTGACCGAACGGCCAGCGAAGGTAGAGGAGGGCGACGCACCCAATGGAGAGCACAGAGATGAGGGTGATACCAAATCGCTTGCTAGTCAGATGGTAGGTTTGACAGCCGTCTCCCATACGGGGTAGAGTTTAGCGTCGATTGTCGCGGTGTTCAAATGGAGAGAGCCAAATGGAAGTGATTATCGAAGTCGCCACGCCCCCTGGCGCCGAACGGCCCAACTGTCCGCTGTACTGCGCGCCGCTGGGCAGCCACCTGATCGGGCGGATCAGGGTCGCAGACAACCCCATTCCAGTCCATGAGGACTTGCAGGCCCTACCGGAGATTCCAGGCCACCGTGTTTCTCTGGACGTCAAGAAGCGCCGCGTGCGAGTCTACCATCCGCTGGCCGATCCGAAGATGGCCGACCGACTGGAGAAAATACAGGCCCACCAGAAGCGCGAGTTCGGCAGCGAGCGCTCGCCACCGCGAGAGATAGTTCTGGAAAATATGACCGACGCTGCCACGAGAGAATGGGCGCAGTGGCTGGAGGCGTGCGTGGCCGGAAAGCTTGTCACACTGCTCCAGGGCGAGCTTCCTCCGCCAGAGCTGAGGGACGCCGAGAGCAAGCAGCCGGTGGCTTAGCAGGTGGCCTGATGCGCGTCGCGGTCGTCAGCCCTTTGCCGGCAGCCCTCAAGCACGACAAGTACGCGTGGGTCGCGGAGGGCGTGCTGGACGCCGGCCACGAGTGCGAAAGGGTCCACGGGCTGCCGGCGCTTCGGCAGGCCGATAAGTCTTGCGAGTTAGTGCTGTTCTGCCAGTACGCGGGCGGCCTCAACCCGCGCGATGTGGCGGATATCACTGCCACAAAGCGTGCTACCTGGGCGGTCTGGTGGTTCGACCTGCTGGCCGTGGACGCGTCGCGCCAGCTTGCCGAGCAGGACCATGTGCAGACCTACCTGCCGTTCCTCTCGGCGATGGATGTCGCGTTCGTCAAGGAGCGCGGCATGCTGGGCGAGTATGCGGCCCTCGGGGTTCGGGCGGCCTGGCTCGACCAGTGCTGCTGGCGCGGCATGCCGATGGCGTCTCTCTCCGAAAATCCCGAATGCGACGTGCTGGTGGCCGGGCGGAGCACGAACGAACGGCGGTGGCGCGATGTGGCGCTTCTGGTGCACGCGGGGTTCCGCGTTGCGTGGCTCGGACCATCCGGCGGGGGCCGGCTCCCGGACGGGCTAGCGGCCGTGTGGCCGTGGGTCAAGCCTGAATTGATGCCTGCCTACGCCGGCAGGTGCAAGGTCGCGCTTTCCGTGGACGCAAGGCAGGACGTGGACGGGTACACCAGCGATCGCCTGCACTTGCTCTGCGGGATGGGCGCTACGACCCTCCACCGACGTGGCTGCTGGGCGCCAGACTGCCGGGCGTTCTTCTACCAGTCCGATGACGAGATGGTCTCGCTCTGCCGTGCTCTGTGCGACACGACTATTCAGTACCGGCGCGCGAACGCCTCCGGGACAAGGGCAGTCGAGATGGACCGCCACACCTACGGCGACCGCATCGGCGAGATCGTCGCCTGCTTGAGTGCGAGCTGCGCTACATGATAAAGCCTTCGGATGGAACGCGATGCCTCGGCTGCCACGGCGCAGGGTCGCTGAAGCTCCTCAACCGCGCCGTGTTCCTGGCGACGGGTAGGAAGAAGTACGCTGTGATGCAGTGCCCGCGCTGCGGCGGGACAGGCAAACACGGCCTCCGTGTCAAGTGACGGTAGTGTCCTAGGACTGTGTTGCTGCTGACGTTCGGTGCGCACGGTCCAGGCCATCAAACACCCTAGCCTGTCAGTGCATAAACATCGGAATCTCGTACCGGAAGGCACAGGATCACAACCAACGGAGAGAATCTGGTGATCGGCAAGCAACACGGAACAGAGGAAATGCAGAGTTAGAATAAAACGGCTGGTTGCGGCGCGGGAACGCTGCAACCAGCCCGGAACGATCTAAGCCTCAGAACGTCAATCCGGAGGGATGCGCCCATGTATGGACGCACACAGTCAGGGTCCGTCTTTAGTTTAGCCAGACCGCCACCATTTGCAAACGGAATCTCACCGTGCCTGCCGACTAGACGTTGGGCCGCCGACGCAGCATACTGGTGGCATGCCTAAACGCTCAAGCAAGCAGAAAGACACCCAGCAGATGGCCAGAGCCATTCTAGACCAGGTAGTGCCCGATGCCGAGCCGGCCCTGCTCACGAAGCCAGAGAAGGCCAAGAATCCGGCCGCCGTCGCGCTGGGGCGGCTGGGGGGCCTCAAAGGTGGCAAGGCGCGGGCCAAGAAGTTGAGCAAGGTGAAGAGGGCAGAGATCGCGCGTAAAGCTGCTCGCGCACGCTGGAAGCCGGAGTAGGAACCGCCCCCTATTCGTCTTCATCGTCAACATCCGGCAGCGGTCCCGGATCGTACTCTGTGCCGTGCTCCATTTCAGCCAGGTCCGGCTCGTAGTTGAAACTCAACATGATCTGCGCCCCGTGCGGGTTATTATCGTTATACGAGTCCTGGTCGATCTTCAACTGGCGATTGGCGCCCAAGATTGCTTTGCGGCGCTGCTGAAATGAACGGTGCATGAGATCGGGAATCGCGGAGCGGTCGAACCAAAGTGTCTTTTGGACCAGCTTGCAAAGGCAGATCCGCTGGGGTGGGCGAGGCTTGCTCAATTCTTGAATCGTCGACGCCGCAGGGACTTATAAGCCCATGCGTCCGCGTTCAACTCCCGGCAGGTCCACCGAACTCACCGCGCCTTGCGGCCACGGTCGTTTCGCACGCTAGTATAGCAACTCGCAGAGCGGCCAGCAACACAGAGCTAGGACACTACCCACTACACGGTAGTGTCCTAATTTGAAATCCAGCAAGACGACGAAGGCCGCTGGAAGGTGAAGGAATAGAACGGCTCGGCGACCTACGGGGGTAAGTCGCTGAGCCGCCAAGGATGAACCCCCGCTGCTGTCGTGTCGGCTGACGCCTAGGAACGCTTCCGACCTGCCAGCCTTACAAGGAGGGCCACGCTATGCGCTGGTTTCTGCCGTTCCTGTTGCCGATCATCCGGCAACGGGACGGCTCCGGTTGAAGCCGGAAGACGCTTTGCCGCAGGGCCGAAGACCTGCGGCACTTTCCTGCTTCCCCGTGCCCCCATCATAGAATTCGGTCCGATGCAGGTCAAACTGTAAGTGACGGAGGGCGGCCCGCGTCTTGCCGGTGCAGCGGCCGTGGCGGCGTGATAGAATGCACGTAGGAGGCCCTACAGTGGAACTGTGCATCGTGACCCCGACCAGGAACCGCTGGCGCTGGCTACGCAGCCAAGCCGAGGCGCTGGCACCGCAGCTCGCCGACGGCGACCTGTGGGTCGTAGTGGCGGACTCCTGCCCAGTCGACGTCGAGGTCATGGACCAGGTGGCCGGGTGGCTCGGAGAGAGGATGGCCGTAGTAGAGCTGAGCTACGCCAGACGCGGTGACCGCGGCTGCGTCAACCGCGCCAGAAACGTCGGAACCCAGTTCGCAAAGAGCAACCAGTCCATTGTCGAGGTAGACGACCACGACATTGTGACGCCTGGCTGCCTCGACGCGCTCAGGGAAGCTATCGGGTGGGCGGGCTATGTGTACGGAGACTGCCACCAGGAAGCCGTTCTGCGGAGCCCAGGCGGCGACTTTCAGTTCATCGAACCCTGGCCGGACGTGACCGGAGAATACGGCTGCGGCGGAAGGGATGTCATCGGTGTGCGCGCCTTTCGCAAGCAGCTCTGGGACTCTCTAGGAGGCTGGCGAGAGGACGTGTGGCCGGGCGGCGACTGGGACTTTTTCCAGCGCGCGGCGCACGAGTTGGAAGGGGTTGACCCTGGTATTGTCCACCTAGAACAAGCGCTGTGCACGGTGCTCGTGGACGCCGACAGCATATCGGGGCACAACAGGAGCGCAGGTGAACAGGCTACTGGTGAACAGGCTACTGGTGAACCATGCCGATCGTAGACATCGCCGAGGCGAAGGCCGTAGTCGGCCGGGCTACCACGATCACTGACAGGGACAGCGAGCTGATCGGCTTGCTGCTGCCGGTCGCCGAAGCGAACCTTGAGGACCACCTGGGAATTTCTGTGGCCCAGCAAAATATCACCGAGTATTACCCGCACGATGAGGAGCATGCGATCGTCTACGACTACCAGGAAACGTTCGTGGTCCAAGGCGACAAGGTTTACATCGAGCGCGGCGAGGTGCGCGGAAGTCTGCTGCACCTGCGAAAAACTCCGGTGCGCTCCATCACCACGTTGCACGAGGACCGCGAGGGGTACTTCGGTCAAGTGGCCGGATCGTTCGCTGCGGCGACCCTGCTGGTTTCCGGGACGGACTACTACTTGGCGCTTGACGAGCCCGGCATCTCGTTCGCGGGAAACCTGTGGCGGAGATATGCGAACTGGCCAACGCAGCTCGGCTCGATCAAGGTCGTGTACGTGGCCGGGTTCACGGCGGCAGAGCTGGCGAACAGGTACAGCGCGTTCAAGTGGGGCGCTTTGAGAACTTTCGCCGACTTGTGGAGCCGCAGCAAGGCCATGCACGGCGGGCAGCGCAGCGACCAGATGTCGAGTGAGAGCATCGGCGGCGGGGTGTCGGCCGGGTACGTGAACGAGCACCTGCGCGGCCTGCCTGTGCCGGACGACGTGGCGGACAAGCTGGCGCGGTACGAGTCATACGACGAGCTGGGAATCTGAGCATATGCCGCTTGGCCAGGCAATGACGGCGGAGCTGAAGGTTGGAACCCGCACGAGCGCGCAGGGCGCGACGGGCGAGGTCACCTGGAGCTACTCGTACACCAACGTGGACGGGATTCCGTGCCGCTTCCACGACAGCGGTGCGATGGTTCGACAGGCCAGCTTCGGGCAGAACCAGCAGGTGGACGCCGTGGCGATCATCGACGCGAACGAGACTGTGGGGCCGGTGATTTTGACGACGGATACCGGCGAGCGCCGGCAGGTCCAGATCGACGGCGTAGCCTGGGAGGTCACGAAGGTGGCCGACCTTGGAAACATCGGCAGGCTGAAGCTCGTCTCGCTGCGGAAATGGAAGTGACGCATGGCAGTTCAGTTCAGCGCCCAGGCCGGAGTCGGTGCTAAGCTGCAGATCAACCAGCAGGCGTTTCAGGCCCTCGGCAACGCCGTAAAAGAGGGCGGCGAGCAGGCGCTGAAGGACGCCGTGAAGGTCATGCGGATCGGCGCCCAGGAGCTGCGCAGGCGCGTGCAGAGGGTGTCCCCGGTCAAGGAGGGCCACATGCGCCAGAGCTGGCAGGTACACGAGAGAGCCGAGCCAGGCAAACACATCATCGACATGGGCACAAGCGTCAAGAGCAAAGAGAATTACCCGTACCCTCTGTATCTCGAGCTCGGAACTCACCTGATCGCCGGCGGGGCCGTGATGGCCTGGCAGCCCGGCGACCCTCCGATCACGGAGTGGAAGGCCAAGCTCCAGGACATCCCCTCGTTCAAGCTCGCGGGCGACGTGCGCGGCCGCACGGGAAAAGTCAAGGAGTTCGGCGCCGGCAAGCCAGGCAGTCCGAAGTTCGAGCGGTCCGTCAAGATCGCCACGGGGGCGTTTACCGGCGGCCAGGGCGAGCAGATGCCGATGATCCGGCCGGTGGCGTGGGAGCTGATGCCCGTGGTCCTCCAGGGGATGATAGAGGCCGCACAGAAGGGGCTTAAGACGTGGATGGAAGGCAAGAAGTTCGGTAAGTAAGAATTAAGAGGACTGGCGGCATGGCGGCGAACGACTACGGCGGTGTACTCAGTATCGTCGTAACCGGCTTGAAGGCCAGGACTGCGCTGACTACGCTACTCGCCACCCGCAATATCGCCGGCACATCCAGCAAGGCCAACTCGATCTTCTACGCGACCCACGCCCCACTGCCGCCCTTGTTTCCGTGCATCGCCATGCGGGACTTCGGGCCGTTCGCGGCCGACCCGACCAAGCATGAGCTGCCCATGTTGCTCTGTCGCGTGGCCGTCGAATTGTCTATATTCGGTAGGAGCCAGGACATCAGGGCGATCCAGTCGGAGATCGACCTGTACCTGGAGAGCGCGGAGTACAGCGGAGCGCTTGACACGGCGTCCTGGGCCATCAAGGATATCGACACGAGCGGAGGCTGGGTGAACGTACAAGTCCCCAAGGAGCTGACGGCCGACGGGAGCACGACGAACCTGGAGCAGCGAGCGAAGACGTTTGACGTGGTCGCGGCCAACAAGCTCGACTAAGGAGAATATCAATGCCTACTAGTCCCGGCCAAGTCGGAGAGGTCACCAACGTGCGCGTTGGCGCCCATAAGATCACAATTGATCCGACTGGCGTCTCGAAGATCGCCGGTTTCACGACAGGGTCCGTTGCGCTCTCGTGGGGCGTCCAGAGCAGGTTCGTATTGGCCAATGAGTTCGGCGGCACGCCAATCGACGAGGAGATATTCGGCCTCCAGCTCGGCATCTCGTTCTCGATGCTAGAGCGCGCCCTGCGCGTATTCGACATTGCGCTGAACGGGCTATACCCAAGCGTCGCGGTGGCCAACGCCAGGACTCTGATACGCGGCGGCATCGTCACTGCCCAGGATCGCGGCAAGGCAATCCTGCTGCACCCGATCAAGGAGGGCGCCAGCACGCAGCGCGACATCACGCTTCGCAAGATACTCCTGCGGCCGACAGGCAACTACGAGCTGTCCGACCAAGGCAACCAGATCATGCAGGTGACCGGGACGTGCGTCGTCGACATGGCGCAGTCCGACGGCCAGTTCCTGGCGCAGTTCAGCGAGCCGACGGCATGACCATGAGCGCGCCTGCGAGCGCAGTGACCATGTCGGACGGAAAGACCGTCGCCGTCAACCCGCCAAGGTTCGACGGGTTCCTGCGGTTCATGGAGGCACTCGGCGACGAGAACCTGCCCATGCCGGACCTGGCGAAGTCGGGGGTGAACGAGTGGCTCGACCAACTGAAGCAGGACGTGTCGCGCGCGGCTGGACAGGACGAGATTCGCGCCATGGCCATCCGGCAGCAGGTGATCCTGGTGGGCCTTCTGGCGGACGTCGTGTCTCACAACCTGGAGACGCTCTGGCGGTGGTTGCTGCGGTCGCCGTCGCTGCTTGCCATCCTCGTCACGTCTTGCACCGGTAAGACCCAGGCCGAGCTGGACCAGCACTCGGCAGGGGAGTTCATGCGGCTCGCAACCGCCTCGTGGCTCGCGATGCGCCAAGACGGCGTGCTGGAGGGCTTCGGCAGTTTTTTCGGCGCGTTGCTTCCGCGCCTGTCAAGCCGCCCTGGGAGCACGACGCAGCAGGCCGCGTGACCGAAACCGTGTACACGGGCAGCTACGGCGTCGCGGCCAGGAGAATCCTCGTCACGCTCGCGAGCGTCACGGGGTGGGGGCTGGCCGAGCTGGAGGGACTCATGGCAAGCCGCGCACTTAGACTTTCTCTGTCGTGCCTTGAGCACCTGGCGGACGAGCTGGAGGCGCAGCTCACGGCCGCGGCGATGCCGGTCGCGCTGTTGGCTGGCAAGAGCGAGGCGTTCGACCACGCTTGGCACCGTATACTCAGGATGCGCGGCGGCGAGGTCGTCTGGGACCCGCAGGAGGCCGCCGGGATCAAGGAGATCGAGCGCGAGATGTGCGAGGCGTATCCGTGGTACGAGGACTCGCTGCGGCTCGACAGAGTGTGGCGCGAGTACGGCTCGTCCGGACCGAAGCGGAACCCGGACCAGCACAGCCGTATGGTGACGCCGCCGGGGTTCCCGAACTTGATAACGGGGATGTGACGTGCCCCTGGCCATCACAGTGACACTGGTGAGCGGCGCCGACACTGCGACGTTCCGCGCGCTGCCGCCGAGTACCGAGGCGCCGGTCAGCGTGCCGGGCGTCATCCACAGGTCGGCCGGCGGCGCCCTCGTGCACTACAAGGTCGGCGCGGCATACCACGAGGTCGTCCTTCAGGTGCAGCACATGACCAACGCGCAAAAGGACACTCTGGAGAGCTTCTTCCGCACGCACTGGAGAGACGCAATCACTTACACGGACGAGAACGGAAACGCCTTCGCCGCGTGCAAGATCATGGAGGGCTCGCTCGCGCTGCGCAAGGACTACAAGAACAGTTGGCACTGCTCGCTCAGGATGCAGCTCCCGAGCGTGCTGAAGTAACAGACACCAGGTCTTTATGGCAGCGACGATCTTCGAGGTCCTGGCAGGCAGGCTGAGCTTGGAGACTGGCCCGTTCGAGCAGTCCCTCCAAAAAGCCAGGGGCGCGATGTCGTCGTTCACCGCCGGCCTAGCCAGCGCCGCCGGGATCATCACCGGCTTCGGCGCTGCGCTGGCCGGGCTGGCCGGCATCGCGACCGGTATCGGCCTGATCAAGGAGGCCATTTCGTCTGCTGCCGAGGCGGAGGTAGTCCAGGTGCGCCTCGGCATCGCCGTGCGCAACATGGGCCAGGCGGCCGGCGTCACGAGCGAATTCCTGAACGACCTCGCCAACCAGCTACAGCGCACGACAGTCGCCACGGACGACGCGATTATCGAGATGGGCACGATGCTCTTGAAGATGGAGAACATCAAGGGCACGGACATGTTCGAGCGGGCCATCCGCGGCGCGCTCGACCTCTCGGCCGCGACCGGTCAGGACGCGACCGGCGCGATGAACATGCTGGCCAGGGCGATGGAGGACCCGGCCCACGGAATGATGATGCTCAGAAGGTCGGGCATCATGTTCTCCGAGGAGATCAAGGAGGCGATGCAGGTCCTGGTGCTGGAGGGCCGGCACGCAGAGGCGCAGTTGATCCTGCTTGGCGAGGTGAACAAGCGATTCGTCGGTGCCGCCGAGGAATACGCCAAGACCTTCCAGGGCGAGTTCATGAACTTTCGCAAGATGGTCGGCGAGGCCCTGGAGGCGCTCGGCAAGCCACTCATCGAAGTGCTCACGCCCTACATGGCGCGGTTCAAGGAGTGGGCTACGTTCGCCGCCGACTGGATCACCGAGAATCAGCCAATTATCAAACGGTGGATCGCAACCACGATTCGAGACATCGAAGACGGCTTGCGCTCGATCATACATTTCTTCGACAGACTGATTGTGAGCGCCAGGACCTTCCGTCTTCTGATGGGGGGAGTGGTGGGATGGGCCGCGCTAGCTTACGGCGAACCTGTTGTTGCCCAGATTAGAGGCGCCGCGCCGGACGGTACGCCGGACGGTACGCCGATGGCACCGCCTCCTCCACCCGCGCAGCCCGGAAAAGAACCAGGGGATGTTGAATGGACGGCAGCTATTCGCGCTTTAGCCGCCGGCCGCCCTGCCGAGGCTCCAGGCGGCGTGGATATCAAGGGCCTGCCCAGCCTGGAAACGGCCAAGGCCCGCAAAGCCCTGATAGACGTCGAGAAGGAAATCGCCGAGCACCCAGAGGCAGCCGCCCTCATCGGCCTCGGGCTGCCGACGCAGGACGCCGTGCAGAAACTGAAGCAGCGGCAGCAGGCTCTGCAGGAGATCAAGCAGCGCGCCGTCCAGAGCGAGGGGCAGGCCGGCATATTCGGGGCCGAGGGCCTGTTCGGCGCCAGCCCAGACAAGAACAAAGCCGTGGCCGGAAAGCTCCTCAACCAGCTCGGAGATGCGCTCAAGCAGCAACTCAGCGGCGAGACGTTCGACCCGGTGTTCACGGAGGGCCTGCTGCTGGCGTACCGCGGCGCTCTTGAGAAGATGCCGGGCGTCACCGAGGACCAGCTAGACGACATCGAAAGGTCTGTCCGCAAGACCATCGACAAGCTGATGGAGATGCCGCCGGCCCTCAGAGGCGCGTTCAGCGACGCCTTCAGCGGGATCGCGCAGGACGCAGCCACGCTCGGGAAACAGATCGACCAGCAGACATCGATCTTCGTCAAGGATGAAGACCCAGTCATGGGCATGCTCGGCCTGGTCGGGAGATCAGGAGGAGAGGTGACCAGGCAGGGCCGGCGCGGCGCTGCCGGCGAGATGCGCCGCATGATCAAGGAATCTGGCGGCTCGGGGGCCACCAACGAGCAGTTGGACCAGCTCCGCATGATGCGCCAAGGCGTCCTGGAAGCCATGCAGGCCATCAACGTCGCAGAGGGGGCTGCCAGGGAGGTCGCCGTCAAAAACGCGATGGGCATGCAACAGGCGTTCCTGGGGGCGTTCCAGAACATCGCGCAGGGCGGCACAGGACTGTTCCAGGGGCTCGTGGATGACGCGCAGAAGGCGGCTGCGGGCGTGCAGGGGGCCGCGAACCGCATGGGCGGGGCCTTCGACGACGCGCGCGCCAGGAGGTCGCAGCGCGCGGCCATGCGTGGGCCTGGCGTCGGCGCCGCCGGGTTCGGGCTTGTCAGCGGCATAGGCAGTATGTTGCAGCGCGCCTTCAACAGCAGCCTTGGGAATGCGTTCGGCGGGCTGGGCATGCTGGAGCACATCCAGGCCCTGATGTCCATTGATCCGGCTGCCGGCCTCGACCTGGCCATCTCGAACACGAACGCGCAGCTCCAAGCCTTGTACGGAAACCTGGTTCGCACTGGCGAGTCCGGCGGCTTCGGAGCCGGGTTTCCAGGCTCCAGTAACCTTCCCTACCTGCTGACGCTTCCAACGCAGGCTTCGCAGACGGCTGCCTGGCTCAAAGACCTGCTGGATACGCTCTTGCAGCAGCGGTCCATGCTGGGTTCGGCGCATGGCATGGCTGGCGGAGGAGTAGTCACGCGGCCCACGTTCGCCATGCTGGGCGAGTCTGGGCCGGAGGCGGTGATACCGCTCAGCGGTCCTCGCACCTACATGGGCGGCGTCAACGTGACCGTGAACCTCCCGAATGCCAGGGTCACTCCGCAGTTGGCCGGCGACATAGCCGACGCCCTTGAAAGAGAGCTGGCGCGCCGCGGGACCGATGGCCTTGGACGAAGCCCGCTCAGGTCTCCCAGGAACACGAGCAGCAGATTCGTCAACAGGTAAGGTGAAACGGAGAACCACATGGACGAGGCGCACCACAAGCAGTTCGTGGAGGCCATGAGCAGGGCGACGGCGCGCGACGGGCAGATGGCTGCGTACACGGGGATCGTGCGGTCGATAGTCAACCCTGACGTCTGGATGCTGATTACCAGGCGGGCCGTCGAGCTGGCGGTGATCGGCGACGCCAATGCGCGGGACTGGCTCACTGAGATACTTTTCCATGGAGAGTAGGGGAGACTAAGGAGACGACGATGGCAACCAAGGTCGAGTACGCCGCCAAGGTCACGGTGCTGGAGACGCTCTCGACAGCCGTTCCGGGCGCGGCCGACCCTACCCTCACCCAGGCGGGCTACAACACCGAGGGCTCTTTCAGCTCGACGAGTACGCCCCCGACTACCAAAAGCGTCGTGAACACTGTCGCCCTGGTCGCCGGCGCCAAGACGATCGACCTGACGGCGCTGACCGGCATCAACGGCGCGACCGTGGACTTCACTGGCCTCAAGGTGCAGTTCGTGAAGTGCCGCAACCCGTCGGCCAATACCGGCGCGATCACGGTCCAGGCCGGCGCAGCCAACGCCTACAACCTGCTGGGCGCCTCGTGGAAGGTGATCCTCCAGACCGGCGACGAGTTCACATGGAAGGGCAGCGATGACTCTGGCGTGCCGGACGTGGCTTCCGGCGTCAAGAACATCGACTTGGCGGGGACCGGTACGGAGAGCCTTGAGGTCGTCCTCGTAGCCGGCTGACGAAAAGGCAACTGAAAGGCTAGCGATAACGATGGCACTTTTGCAGTTCACCGTGATCGAAAAGTTCGTGATCCAGGCTGGGGTGCCTGTTACGGTGCTTCTCTGGCGAGACAACCAAGTGTCAGCCGCAGGGTTGGCTGCGCCAACCGTATTGCCGCGAAAGCAGTACGCCGACATCGTGCAATCGGTGAACCACGAGTTCCAAACGCTGATCAAACAGGGGAACCCCGGCCTCACCGCAGTTCCGATCACCGACAAAATACACTTCCGCCACGAGGTCGAGGCCGACGGCCGATGGCACTTGCACGCGAAGTGCGGCCAGGGACAGCTAGCCTTAACGTATGACGTCTACTGGAATCCGGCGGACGACACGATCCGCCAGGAGCGTCCCAAGGCGTTCCAGGTCGAGTATGCGACGTACCTGCTCTCGATTCAGCAGTTGACCGGATTCCTGAATGGGATCGCGCACATAGCCGGAACTGCTACTCTATAGCCATGGCGCGCACTTTTCCGGCAGACTTCACGGCGGTCATGGATGACAAATCATCGGCGCCGTACATGATTCTGGAAATTCAGTGGGCGGGGGTAACTTTAACAAAGTACTACCTGGACCGCGGGAGCACGGACTTCACGGCCAGCGGGACCAGAGTGCCTACCAGCGGTATCGGAACGTCGAAGGTCATGGAGTGGGGGGGTATCGGCCTGTCGCTCAAGGAGGGCCAGGTCGGGGCCGTGGATCAGACGGCCATCAAGCTCGACGACGCGGCTGGCGAGCTGACGGCGATCCTGAACCTGGAGTGCAAGCAGCGCAAAACCATCAAGGTCTGGCGCATGTTCGACGACGCTACGGTCACTTGGCCAGCAGATGCCGCGCTGATGCTCCAGGGGACACTGCGGCCGTTCGACTGGTCAGGCGCTGACAACCAGCTCACCTTGAACATCCGTGACGGGTCGGACCTGCTGACGCACGACGTGAGCTGCATCGCCAAGCAAGCTGTGTTCACGACGATCCCCAAGGAAAGCCGCGACCGAAACATCCCGCTGGCCTGGGGGAACGCCAAGCGCGTCGAGGCTCTGCTCGTAGGCCGGCCGTGGGAGACAAGAATACTCCAGGGGATCGACGGCAGCTACGACCAGGACGTGGCGATCTCGGACCACCCGACCGACCTCGGCGTGACGCCGGAAGTCAGCATGCAGGCGTGGCTGAACGGCGATCCGGTGACGGTGACTTTTCACCAGTCGGCCGACCCGGACAACGTCTACTCGACGGTCACGGTTAAGTCCACGGCCAACCAGGTCGTCGCCACGGCCGTCGCCGTCTACACGTTCGACACGGCCACGAATAGGTTTATGGTCATCCCCACGGCGGCCGTGACGCCCTACGAGCGCCGCGACGTGCTGACCAGCCTGATCCGCGCGGGCGATCCGGTCCTGGTGTTCTTGTCCGACACGACTCTCAGCTCGACCACGACGCCGCCCTACGGCTGGAACCAGACGACGGTCAACCAGCTCACGGCTCACACTCCCTGGCCGGACCACTACAAGCTGACCGTGACTGATGCCAACGTGAACCTGAAGGCCCTGCCTGGCGCGCACGTCAAGTTTCAGATGGGCACGACCAACAGGCCGCCGGCGCCGGCCGGCTCGCTGCTGACGGCCTACGATGGCAAGTACATCTACGCCGCCAGCGCGCTGCCCAGCAAGGCGGTGGACATCGTCGAGGGGTACGGGCAGTTGCCGGACCAGTTCGGCGAGCGGCGCAAGGACTTCATCGTCATCGGAAACTTCATCGGGGACGAGCTGCAATCCGGGACGTGCTTCGAGAACCAGCTCAACCCGGACGGGTATTTCACGATCAACCTGGACGACGACACCTGGGCTTCGGCGCCGGGCGGCGGCCTCGGTCGAAACATCACGACGATCACGTTTCCTCTGGCGCCGCGGTTCATGTGCCCGCAGCTCGACGACAACAGAATCTGGGTGACGCTCAAGGGAGTCGAGGACGTCGGGGACTCGTTCGGAAACTTGATTACGAATCCGGCGCGCGTGATCCAGAAGTATCTGGAGCACGCCAAGCTGATGAACGTCGGCGCGGCGAACGTGAACCAGGCCAGCTTCAACACGGCCGCGACTACCCTGACGGCTTTCAAGGTCGGCTGGGCGCAGACAGAGCCGATGGAGGGTCTGGCCCTATTGCAGGAGCTGGCGCGGCAGTGCCATTCCGTCGTGTTCTTCGACCAGGGCCAGGTATACATAACAGTCTTGCGCAACACGGCCGGCACGAGCGCCAAGACGTTCGACACGGTCGCCAACGACAACATCCTGCTGGGGGCCGTGTCCCTGGAGGAGAGCCCGGTCGAGGACGTGGTCAACGAGCTGACGTTTAAGTGGCGGCAGGCGTGGGACGACATCACCGGGCACAAGCCGATGGACGTGAAGGGCAGCAACGCGGCCAGCGTCACGGCATTCGGCAAGATGGCCAGGGAGATGGGGTTCGACCTGTACTGGCGGCGCGCGGACGTCGAGAGCGAGGTCGCGTTCTGGCTGGCGCGGTGGACGACGATCTACCGGCACGTCAAGCTGAGCGTGTTCCACGACGGGTTGAGCCTCCAGCCGGGCGACTGGATAACCGTCAGCTACATCGACGGCGAGGCCCGCACGATCCTCTCGGCGCAGGTGATGGAGGTCAGGTCTGTGCGTGACACCGGCTTGCAGGGGCTCGTCGAGATCGAAGGCAGATTCGCGAAGTACACGTACTAAGTTGGCAACATGGCCTGCCTCCCGCTGATCCCTGACGCGACGCCTTGGCACGGGCCGCTACAAGGCGGAGGCAGTGTTTCTACGCCGGAGTTGGACTTCGGATTCATGGTATTCGGCCAGGCTGCTGGCCAAGCGATCTCTGGGACTTCTGATGTCAAGATTCTTTTCCTGGGCGTGATGGGGCGAAATATAAGCTTCGTCACAAACGGAATACAGGTTACGAACGCTGGGTACTGGCTCGTCATGGCGCGCGCGGATGTATTTGGAACTGATGTGACTTCATGCACGATGTGGATTTACAAGAACGGATTCAGGTTTGCCGCTAACGGCTACACAACCATCCAGTTTAATGCTACGTCGCCGGGATACGCCACGATCTGCGTCATGCAGGTGATGAACCTAGCCGCCAACGACAAGGTACACATCTATCTGCAATACAGCACCAACAACGTCAATCACGCGATGCGAGAAGGTGCAACGTTCGCCATCGCGCGACTGGCGACCAATGCAACGGTGTTCGGTAGCGGCGGCAGTGGTGGCGGCTCGAACCCTCCGTCAACCGGCGGCTCTGGAACCGGCGGCCCGACTCCGTCAGCGCCGTCGCCGACCGGCAGCCCGGATGTCGCACGGTTCGGCAGCGGCACGAGCGGCGCCGGCGGCGGGCCAGGACACGCCAGGGGCTAGGCAAGCATGAGACTTTTCGAGTAACCTTCCACACGGAGATAGCTCACATGGCTGGAATCTTTTGGTCCGCGCAGACCGCCGAGATCACGACCGGCACAACAGTCAAGACGCTCTTGCAGGTAGCGTCAGGAGCGGCCGTCAACCTGATGGTCAAGGAGATTATCTGCTCGTTCAAGGGCACGGTGAACACCGACGCGCCAATCCTCGTCGAGGTTCTCAAGCAGACGGGCGCCGGAACCATGTCTGCCCTGACAGTGCGCAAGATCAACAATAACGCGGCGTCGCTCTCCATGACGGCGCTGCACACTGCAACCATTGAACCAGTCGACGGCGGCGTTGTCCTGGACAGACAAGAGGTCCATCCGCAAGGCGGCAGGTACTACTGGGTGCCTCCCAACAACTGCCCTGGCCTGGAGGTCGAAGCCGGTGCCAGGCTTGGCCTGCGCGTGACGGCCGCAGTCTCCGTCTCCGCGCTCGCCTCCATGAAGGGCGAGGAGTAACAGCAACAATGACGACATGGCAAGCGCTCTCCGACCGCCTGGACTCCGGCGATACCCAAGCTGCCGCGCTCGTGACCGAGACGGTCCTGAAAGCCCTGGCCGAGCTGTTCGTCGCGGACTTCTCCTCCTGGCAGGAGTTCAGCCGCCTCGTCAACAAGTCCTGGAGTCTCGGTCGCGTCTGCACGGAGTGCGACGAGGAGTGAGGGCCGGCTGAGTCAAGTACCGCCGGCTGAAGCCGGCGGCTTGTAAGTAGTCTCAGCCGCAATCCCGGAGTAGTCCAGTTTTGGCTTCATCGACCCCTACCATTGGTGCCTTGACAGACGCCTTGGCCCGGATGTTCCGGGCCGCGTTAAAATCGGCGTTCGTGGAGTAACCACAGTGCTTGCAGACAAACTCGGACTGAGATTTTCGATTGGCCTTCTCGCAATGCCCGCACTTCGAACAGGTGCGAGACGTATTGCGGGGGTCAACCGTCGGGACCTGGATGCCGGCCAGTGCTGCCTTGTACTCCACGAACGCACGAAGTTGAAAGAATGCCCAACTACCGAGGCGATTCCGCTGCCGGCGTTTAACCGTAACCCGATCCTTGATGCCTTTGAGGTTTTCAAGGGCGATCGCGGAATCGGTTGCCTTGGCCTTCACAACGAGTCGCTTGCTGATGCGGTGGTTGGTGTCGCGGCGGAAGTTAGCTTCTCGCTTTCGAATCTTGCAGAGTCTTCGCCGGGCACTCTTGGTCCCGGTGCGATTGAGCTCTGCCCGGCGCCGAGCATAGCGCTTTCTGAGCTTCTCAACCCCTTCCCCGGAGAATACTTCCCCGGTCGAATCGGTAGCGAGATTCACGACGCCCAGGTCAATGCCAAGCACGTTAGTCGGTTCGATCATGGCGCCCTCGGGCATCTCGATTGTGCAGAGCAGGTAGAACTTGCCCTGGCGGAAGACAAGATCCGCTTGCCCTTTGATCCGCCCTTGGCGCTCTTTCTGGTATGCACCGCAGACGAATGGGATCAGGAGTCGGCCGGACAAAGCCCACAGGCTGACGGTGGTCAACCCTTTGAAGCTCAAGACCCGTTGGTCATAGCAGATAGCCGCGCGCGCCTTGAAGACGGGGCACTTCGTCTTGTCCCTCTGGAAGCACTCGACTGCCTTGGCGATTGCTCTGACCGCCATCTGGCTCGACAACCGAAACTGCTCACGGATCTTCCGATAACAGAGACGATGGAGCGTCACCTGCCCGAAGATTTTGGCCTCGAATCCGACCTTGGCTGCGTAAGTGGAAGCGGCATTGAACCGCTCTATCGTGGCCAGGAGATCGGCTTTCTGCCCAGTAGTTGGAAGCAGTTGGAGCTGAAGAGTCAGTTTCATACGTGTACTGTAACCGGATTTAATCTCACAAGCAAGAGGAGCGGCAATTCCTCCATCGCCTGAAGGCGATGGTCTCCTTGCCGAAACTCCATGAAGGTCCTGTACCTGGGCAGCTTCGACTTCGACTGGAACACCGAGTCGTATGTCGCCAGGGCCTTCGAGCGGCTTGGCCACGAAGTCCGCAGGCTCAACGAGGCGGACACGAACGAGCACCAGCTCGGCATGGCCATACGCGAGACCCAGCCGGCCTTGTTTCTATTTGCGAAGGGCCGGCTGAACGGAAACTTCGATCCGGCCGTATCCGGTGTCAGGCAGGCCCTGCACGACGTGCGCGGCCTGTGCAGGAACGTCTGCTGCTGGGTGTTCGACCTGCTGGCGCACGAGTACAGCCGGCAGCGCTGGACCTGGGCCAGGTCGGTGAACGAGCTGGTAGACACGTTCTTTGTGACCGACGGCTACTCGGCCACGAAGCTAAGCCGGGCCGTGGTGCTGAGGCAGGGCGTGCCTGACGACTACAGGACCGGGATGCGGCGCCCGGAGTGGATAGCCCCTGTAGCGTTCCTGGGCGGCGCGTACGGCGAGAGAAAGCCGCTCTTGGACTTGGTTGCCACGGAGGTCAAAAACCGCCTAGGAACGCCGCTATTGCACGTACAGACCGTCCGTGGGGCCGACCTGTCCGACATGATGGCCTCTGTCGGGTGCGTTTTTGGCCCGCACTGGCCAGCTTACCCATCTTACGGCTCGAACCGTGCCTATGTCGTGGCAGGGTACGGCGGCTGTTTTGTCTGCCCAGTAGCCGACTGGATGACCGAGGAGGGCTGGGTGGCAGGCGAGCACTACAGGCCGTACGACCCTGGCAACCGGTGGGACGCCGTCGAGCAAGTCCTCGTAGCCGTAGGGGACCGTGAGGGCTCCGCGGCGATCGCGGCCCGTGCCGCCAAGTTCGCGCGCAGCTCGTTCTCATACGACCGGCGCGTCCAGCAGCTTGTGGACAACCTCAAATGACTCAAAGTCTCGAAACGGAAAACTGGTTTATCGAGCATTCAATCTCCATCGAGCACGGAAGGCTTCTCTACAGGCTCGCGCCTGGCGGAACGGCCGAGATCGTGGACATCATGGTCACTGGCGAGCACCGCCGAGAGGGGTTCGGCAGGGCCATGTTCGAGCGCCTGCTGCGCGAGCTGCCGGACTCCGTGCGGACGGTGTATGCCTTTGTGCGCTGCGGCAACGGGATCGCCTGCGACTGGTACTGGGCGCTGGGGTTCGCGGACTGGCCGGTCCCTGGGTTCTACGGAGACGACGATGGGCTCGTCATGGTGTATAAGAGGCTGCCGGAGGACGGGCCATGAACGTCTGCGCCTTCACTAGCGTCTGTGAGGAGGACGCCTGCTGGTTGCCGCAGTACCTCGCGGAGGCCGAGCGGATCGGCATTCAGTTCGTCATGCACCTTGACCGCTGCTCGCGCGAGACAGCGCGTATCGTCGAGTCCCACCGCCTCTTGGCGGGAATCACGCGGCAGGACAATCACGCCAAGCAGTTCTCCGAGACGGACAAGCAAGCTGCCCTCGATGTCGTCGTGTCATCTGGCTGCCGCTGGGCGCTCGCGTGGGACGTGGACGAGACGTACGCGCAAGACGCGCGCCGGCACCTGGAGAATCTTGGGAACTACTTCGCAGACCTCTTGCAGGTCCGCATGGTCAATCTCTGGGGCGATGACCTGCACGCCAGGGTTGACGGCCCGTTCTCATCCGCGTGGCGGTGCAAGCTTTACCGGATCGGCGCCGGTAACTCGTGGGCGTTCAGGCATCCGCTCGTCAACGGCGCCGTGGACCTCAGCGGCCGACACGCCAACGGTACGGAGCAGAGAACCGGCCTCGTCTGCCTGCACCACGGGTTTAAGACGCAGACGCTGAGGCTGGCGCATCGCGAGCGGTGGAACAGTATTTATGGCGCGGCCTTCGGCTATAATCCGTACGGAACGTGGGACTGGGTCTGCGACGAGACAATCGCGCCCACCGTCAGGGAACTAGTCGAGGAACTTGCGTGCTGAGCGACCCCGCAACACTGGAATACTGGGATGCGCGCACCAAGGCGCACGGCGGCGGCGCTCCGCGCGAGCTGTACTTCAAGAGCGAGGCGTGGGCCAGGTACGACCGAAACGTGCTGGCGTTCATCGCCCGCTTCGTGCGCCGCGGGGTCCGCGTGCTCGATCTCGGGTGCGGTTTCGGGCTGTACGGGCCACACGTCGAGGCAGCGCGAGGCTCGTGGACCGGAGTTGACTTCTGCGCCGGCATGCGGGACTTATGGCGCACAAGGGGCGGCATGGTCGGCCGGTTCGTGCAAGCTGACGTGCGGGACGTGGCGGAGCTGCTGAATCTCACCTGGAAGCATGACGTGGTAATGCTCGGCTGCATTCGCAGAATCCTCGGGCTGAGCCCGGAGGATATGCGCGACAAGTACCTGCCGCTAGTGGCGAACGGGGGCGTGCTGGCCAACGTCGAGGCCAGCGAGTGCCACGTGTGGGACCAGGACGGTGCGCCGGTCCAATGGAGCATACCAGGAGCCTGACCAATGAACGCGATGCTGCAAGTAGCTGACTGCGGGCCACTGGAAAGCCTGGCGACGATGTTCCGCGCGATCGGATGGGATTGCTTCGTGCCAGACGCGGGCTTGCGGGCGCGGCTCGTGGCGGCCGGCTGCGACACAGTCCTGGACCCGGAGTTTCTGTTCAGAGAGATGGGCTACGACCGTCCGCGCGGCGTCCAGCAAAGCGGAGACCTCGACAGCATGGACCTGTACGTTGATGTCAAGGCGCAGCGCAACGCGGAAAAAGCCTGGAAGCTTCACCGGCGCTTCGAGGGTCGCACAATCTGGTATCGCATCAACGGCGGTCTGCCTGAAATAACTCCTCAAGGCGGGGACGAGCTGAACTTCAACTTTCCGATTATCACGCCGAACAGGTACTATCTCGACAGTCCCACGGCATACAAGAACCACGTCGGCTCTCGGCGGGATGCGAACTGGGGTGGACTGGCCTACGTCATGTGGCCCCCTTTCGCGCGCGCCTCTGATTATTCTGTGCGCGCCCCGAATTACGACGGGTACTGCAATCCAGTCTGCTTGATCCACAACGTCACTGGCTGGGGGTACTCCGACCTCGTCGAGCCGCTTCGCCGAGAGGCCAGGCTGCTGTGCTTCGGGTCGCACGGCAGCCCGGACGGGCTTATCCCGCACAGCGGCGTCCCCGGACTTCTGGCCGCGGCGCTGTGCATGGTCCACCTCAAGAGCAACGACTGCCCAGGATACGCCCTCTACGAGGCCCTGCATGCCGGCTGCCCGCTGATCGTTCCGCGCAGACTGATAAAGCGCATGCGGATGGCAGACCTGCTGGTGGAAGGCGCGACGTGCCTCTGCTTCGACATCGAGGGAGATGAGCGCGGGTGCGGCGCCCTCGACGTCGCGGCCTGCGTCGCCGAGGTCCGCGCTGCCACCAAGCAACTCATGGACTCGGCAGAGAACGAGCGAATCGGGAATGCCGGGAAGCGCGCGCTGGCCGAGCTGATATGGAATCCAGAGCGCGACGCAGAGTCGTTCAAGGCGTTTTTGCGCAGATACGGTTGATCCGGTGTACCGCTCATGACCAGTTTCGAGGAAACCTGGAGCCTCCTGCCTGGGAACGGCTGGCTCGACCGCGACGAGGCCGAACTGCTATGGAACGCCGTCAAGCTCGAAGATGACGTGCTTGAGGCCGGGGTGTACTGGGGCAGGTCGGCCGTGCTGCTGGCGCACCGGCTCGCGGAGGGTTCCGGCAAGTTCTGGCTCTGCGACCCGTTCATCGACGGCCACCACTTCGACACGCTGGCCGAGGGAGCGGTGGCGTGGCAGTGCGTCCTGGCAACTGTCGAGGACATCCTGCCGGCGGAGCGGCTCTGCCTCGTGCCGTGCTCCGAGAGCGATCTGCACGTCTTGGCTGCCGGGACCCTGCGGCCGGGCCTGGTTTACCTTGACGCAGACCACTCCTACGAGGCGACGAGCGCCGCGCTGGCTAGGTGGTCGCCGCTCGCTGGGGCCGTGGCGGCGCACGACTACGCCGGGACCGGTGGCGGGGCCGAGGTCAAGCGCGCCGTTGACGAACTGCCTGGCTGGAGGATCAAACAGCGAGCGTCGCGGATGGTCGTGCTTGAAAGACACGCATGAGCAAGCGCGCGCTGATCACCGGCGTCTCCGGCCAGGACGGCTCGTACCTCGCCGAGTACCTGCTGGGGCTTGAGTACGAGGTCTACGGGCTCGTGCGGCCGCGCGCGTGCGCGACCAACCACAACCTCGCGGAATGCCGCAAGCACACGGGCTTCTGCGAGCTGGAAGGAGACCTACTCGACCAGCCGTCTCTGGACGCGGCAGTCCAGGGCGCGCGACCGCACGAAGTGTACAACCTCGCCGGCCACACCTTCGTGGGCAGTAGCTGGGACAGCCCGGAGCACGTTTTCCAGGTCAACGCCCTCGGCACGCTGCGAATGCTGCAGGCGGTCCAGCGGCACGCGCCGTCCGCGCGGTTCTACCAGGCCAGCACCTCCGAGATGTTTGGAAACCAGCCGGCGCCGCAGAGCGAGGCCACGCCGTTCGTGCCGTGCAGCCCCTATGGAATCGCCAAGCTGGCAGCACACTGGTTCACGGTAGAGTTTCGCTCCCGAGGTCTGTGGGCCTGCTGCGGAATCGCGTTCAACCACGAGTCTGCGCGGCGCGGCGGCCAGTTTGTGACCGGCAAGCTAGCCAGCCACGCGGCGTTCAAGCAGGCCACCAACAGCAGCCAGAAGCTCCAGGTCGGCAACCTGCACGCCAGGCGGGACTGGGGCCACGCGCGCGACTATGTGCGAGCCATGCACGCGATGATGCAGGCCAATGCGCCCACCGACTACGTCATCGGTACGGGAAGGTCGCTCTCCGTCTTGGAGTTCGCGGAACTCGTTGGCCTCGGTACTGACGACCTTGAAGTCACTAGCAAGCACATGCGCCCGACCGACATCGCCGAGCTCCGAGCCGACGCCAGCAAGATCAAGGCGGCGGTCGGCTGGTCGCCCAGCGTCGCCGTGGAGCAGCTCGCCGCCGAGATGCTTCGGCATCACGCCGACTGCTGGAAGCGATGAAACTGGCCGTGCTCGGACGCGCCGACCCGACCGGCCTGGGCGCTATGACCGACGACTTCTGCCGCGCCATGGACCCCGATCTCGCCCTCGTCGTGGACTACTCCACCAGAGGCAAGACTGATCCAGGGCTGGTCCCCGGCAGCATTGTACTGCCCCAGACTGAGCTTCGGTTCAGCGACTTCTGGGCCGAGATGCTGGCCGGCTACGACGCTCTCGTGGGCTTTGAGACGTTCTACGACGAGGCCGTCCTGCGCGGCGCCAAGCTGGCGGGATGCAAGACGATCCTGTTTCCGATGTGGGAGTGTACGCAGCCGTGGTGCGACGCCGCAGATGTGATGGTCTGCCTGAGCCCAGCCGACGAGGCGAGGTATCCGCGCGGGATCCCGATGCGGTGGGCCGTGGACCCCAGGCGGTTCCAGCCTCGCACTGACATATGTTGGCCGCCGAAACTGATCCAGCACAATGCCGGCACGCTCGGCCTGAACGGGAGGAACGGGACGGAGGAGTTCTTGCAGGCGGCCAGGTATCTCTCTGGAACTGGCGTCGCGGTGCTCGTGCGCGCACAGGAGCAGATTCCAACGGAGTGGCGGACGCCCGACGCCTACTATGCGGGCATGGTGGACCAGCGGGAGGACTTGTGGAGGGAGATGGACCTGTTCGTCTTTCCTCTGAAGATTCCTGGCCTTGCGTTGCCGCTAATCGAGGCCGCTGCCGTCGGCATCCCGACTCTGATCGTCGATATCGCTGAGCGACGCGACTACCACGCGGACTTTCGAGTCCCAATCGGCCGGACGTACCGCTGTCGGATCGGCGGTAACGAGGTCGAGTACCGCGCCGCGGACGTAGAGGCCCTGGGTAGGCGGATGCGGTCCATGGCGCTCGGGAACGTCCGCGTGCGAGTCCCGCCACATCCTCCGACGTGGCACAAGTTCAAGACACGGTGGCAGAACACCGTCACGCCACTGATCGGAAGAACGCCGTGATGACCTCGCACACGTAGTCAACCGCCCCATCCTCTAGCATCCCCTGGTACAGCGGCAGGTATAAGCCGCGCGCAGATAGGTCGTCGGCGACGGGATAGTCGCACTCGCATGCGTAATGACGCAGGTGGTTCTGCCTGTGCATCGGCACGAAGTAGGTCCGTGTCTCAATCCCGTGGTGCGCCAGCTCGCTCCGCAGGTCGTCGCGCCAGAACGGCGCGTCGCGAGTCACCAGTAGCGGGAAGACCCACCAGACGCTTCCAGCAGGACGCGAGGGGAACTCGATCCAGCGCGTATGGCGTAGGTTGTCTCGATACGCGGCGGCGATCATCTCGCGCTCACTCAAGATCGCGCTAAGGCGCTTCGTCTGTGAGTAGCCGAGCGCAGCCTGCATGGCCGTCATGCGGTAGCCGTAGGCCAACTCAGTATGTCGAAAATGCTCGTCATTGCTGAAGGCGTGCGCTTGCAGTTTTCGCAGCCATATGGCACTTTCCAGGTCGCGACACACCACCATTCCGCCTTCGCCAGTGGTGATGATTTTGTTCCCGTAGAAACTGTACGTTGCCAGGCTGCATGTTGCCAGGTCGCGAAGCCCTGCCGTTGCGCCGTGCGCCTCGGAGTTGTCCAGGATCAACGGGCATCCTTGCGCATTCGCCACGACAGTAGCCTCGTCTGCCGGAACACCGTATAGCGCTACCGGCATGACGGCCGCTGGCCTATGCTCGCGAATCAGTTTGTCGAGCACCTTCGGGTCCATGTTGCCCGTTGCCGGCTCGCTGTCGCAAAATACAGGGATCGCCCCGCAGTAAAGCACGGCGTTGGCGCAGGCCACCATCGTTAGCACTGGCAGTATTACCCTGTCGCCAGGCCGGACCAACGCCGCTCGCAAGGCCAGATGCAGTGCTGTGGTTCCGCTGTTGCAGGCTACGCCGTGGGCATAACCGCTGGCCGCGGCGAACGCTCGCTCGAACTGTTCGACGTATGGACCGCCGCTGACCCAACCGTCCTTTAGGCACGCGGCAACGGCCTGCCTATCGTTAGCCGTGATCTTCGGCCTGGCGACTGGTACGTACTTCTCAGCGCTAATGTTGACGATCGGGTCAGGCATGTTTCAATCTGCCTCGCCGCAGAGAGGAATATGCCGTTCTCTCAGGCGTCGCAACCGATAGCGATGCGCCGCAAGCTTCGGAGATTTGGCGGCCTTGGTAAGCAGATTGACAAATGTAGTCATGGAATCTCCTTGTGTTACAAAACTGATGCTAACTGCCGGTCGCCGCACCACGGGTCGAGCCGGCACAACTCTGGTTCATGTCGTGCACGACATTCTTCATGCAGGAATAACAGTACCGGCCGTCTCGTGTTACTGCGATTTTCTCTCCGCATGCGCCGCATATTCCGTCTTTGCGAGCCTCCGGTAACTCACACATGGTAGTCAACCGCCACCAACATGGTATCGGGTGCCAGGGGTCGAATGAACCTTGCGTAGTACAGCTCCTGCCAGCGATCGTTTCTATCCTCGTCGAAGCTGACGATCTTTGCGTCGGTCTCCTTGCAGGTCACGAGGCACCGACCGGCGTACTCCATCCCCTTGTTCTCAGCCGTGATCTCGCACTCAGTCGCTGCTGTCATGCCGAAGAACCCGAGTCGTGCTTTCTCGTGCCATACTCGGTTTCTGAGAAACGCATAAGCTATGATAGGAGATTCGCGCGCTGTCCGATCCAGCAGCGATTCCAGGCTGTCAACGCCATCGAGACCATATAGGAAATGTTGCGTAACCTCATCCTTATGTAGCTCGCGCTCCCATGCTTTCCACAGTTTACGGGATCGTTCCAAGCTCGCCTCGTGGCACGCTTCCTCCGTCAGCTCTACGCGGCGCGCAGCGTTCTTGCCGAGCAGCGCCCCCTCGTACCTGCCACCAATCGTCCAATAGTCCCAGCGAGAGCCGTCCTTGAACCACTTGTCCTCTTCATCGAACGGGTCCATCTGATACCCAACGGCTTTCGCCAACTCGTCTGCTGACAGCGACACCGCTTGTTCCAGCGCGACAATAACAAGCCCGTGTGACATCGCGACTCTCCTTGTTTTATTCTAACAACTGGCTGATAGCTGCTGTACCGTTACTTCCACGCCTGCCGTCTCGCCGCCGGCCGCGACGAACTTGCTGCATACGAGTTTCGCTACGTGCGAGTCGTTGCTCCAGGCTAATCCGGTCAGCGCGTCGCAGGTGGACTTTGCAAGGTTGTCCAAGTCCTTCCCGCCTGCCAGCCATGCGCGCGGCGTCGCGCGTCTCTTCCAGCACATCGCTTGCGGTCGCGGGAACACGAACTCCAGAGTCACCGCGACCGGACCGGAGAACAGCCCCGCGCCGGATTGTTTCCAGGATAGCTGGACGGCAGCCTTGTAGGCGTTGACGGGGTGCTTCACTGGCGTGTAGTTCCTCGTGTACGCCTGGTTGCCGGTCGTGACGACGCGATATCGCTGGCGCGGCTGAGCCACCGGGACGCAGGGGACGCGGAAATTGACCGCTTGAACCATCGCGCCACTCCGCCCTAGCCCTCACTTGTTACCGTCATAAGTAGCGCTCGCGGCTTTCTCGTCGTCGTGCACCGCCGATTCTTCGTCCTCGGCGGCCCGCGCGTACGCCTCATTGATCAACTCGCTGCCGACCACGTAGTACCCGCTGGCTGCCAGGGCCACGTCGAGCGCCGGCCACTTGCGCAGCTCAAGAATCTCGTCGCCCTCATGGGCCACGACGTTTCCGTCCGCGCTCGCCTTCAGGCCACGCGAAGTGCGGGCCACGCGGCGAAACCAGCCGGGCTGGCCCTCCACGACGTACAGCCGCTTGCCGGTAAATCCGTCGCTGTCGCACGCTGTTACCAACCCGATCATCGTCGCCTCTGGGATCATCATGCAGTCTCCTTGCGTCTTTGTGACTTGCCCGCTTTTAGGCGTGTCAATCGCGTGCCTTTAATCACCTGGAAAATGCGCTGCCTGGTAACGCCAGTCGCGTCCGCTATCGCCTGGTAGGTGGCGCCGCCACGGCGCATTTGTTCGGCGACGCCGCGCCATGCGGCAGTCCGTCTGACGGTCGCGGCGCTCATGACGCCAAGCCGCTTAATGTTGCACAGCCAGCACGTCTTCTTCGCCGCACTAGTCTTTGTTCGTTCGCATGCGTACCGCCTGGCGGCTTTCACGCAGGCGGCGCACAGCCAGCGCTTGCGTAGCTTGCGAACGCCTGCCCTGCGCGCCGCCCGAACTACCTTGCTAAGAACTACATTGTTAACCTGCACCGCCTTGTCGCTGAACTCCTCATGGTGCCCGCACGCCTGGCAGATGACGGTTAGAGTAATCAGTCGCGGCGGTAGACGATGGTTTGTATCCATGCCCGGTATTTTACCGGTTGGGCGCAAGGCTGTTGGGCGAAACTTCAAGGCCGAAAGCAAGCAAACCGCAGGCGTTCCGCAGCCCTGGTAGCGGCTGTGTAAGACCAGCGAACCTGGTCCCAGAGGATGTTCTTCTGCTCCAGGACGGCAACCTTGTCCCACTCGCTGCCCTGCGCCTTGTGACACGTAATGCAGTAGGCGTACTCGACTGGAATTTCATTCCGGCTCTTGATAGCAAACGTCTCGTCCGTCGTGATTCCGTTCGAGCGCCCGAGGCAGGTCGTGTTCAGCTTGCACAGCCCCATGTCTCGCCCGTCGTCTCCGACGCAGCGCGCCTCAACGACGTCCCTTTCCTCCTTGACGATTTCTACGACTTCGAGCTGCATCCCGTTGAACACGCCAAGGCGCGTGTCGTTCGCCAATACCATGAGGCGCTCACCTGGCTCTAGTAGCCCGCGCCGGCCCTTGAGGGACCGGACCGCCTCGTTGGTTCTCACGCGCGTCGCGTTCCGCCCGCAGATCAACTGGTCGGCCCAGCCGTAGGACTCCTCGAATGACTCCGGCGGTACGACGTCGACTTCGCCCTTCGTGCCGTATTTGTATGGCCTGCGCTGACGGAGCACCGTCGCGAACTCAATGATGGCGGACTGCTCTTCCTGCCTGTGAATTTCCTGGAGCACGATATCGGGGTCTTTCATCAGGCGCGGATCGTCCCCGATAGGTTCGAGCTGGCCGCAGTCCCCGCACACTACGACCGGCAAGCGGAACGAGCGCAGGTCCTTCCACAGCTCGGTGGAAACCATCGAGCCTTCGTCCAGCAACACCCAGTCGCATTCCAGGCTGCGGCGCCTCGTGAATGCGCCGTCGTTCCAGGTATAGATCAGGCTGTGCATGGTGCTGACGGCGCCGCTGATGCCCTTGCGCCGCAGGACGTGTACGGCCTTGCCGGTAAAGGCGCAGGCAGCTCCGCCGGGCACGGCAGCGAAGATCGCCCTGGCGACCGACGTCTTACCGGTCCCGGCGTAGCCGCCGATCCGAAAAAGCTGCTGGCCTTTGCGCACGCTGGCGACCGCCATCTCGATCGCCCGCTCCTGCTCGTCTGTATAGCAAAGTCCAGGAGCCGCTGGCCGCTTGGCTGGCACGCCCTTCGGGAGCGGGATGCCTCTGGCCGCCAGGAGCTGCCTGGCGGCCAAGATCAAGCTGTTCAGCTCTCGCTCTTTCGTCGTGGGGGCCAGACCGGCGTCCGCGATTTCCTGTACAGTCCGCTTTGCCGCGAACTTGAGGAGCGTCTTGGGCCTCAACTCACCGAGGCGCCGGCTGCCGGCCAGCCCGGCCGGAAAACTCTCCAGCATGGCAAGGTGTCCGCCCTTACCTCCCCGCTTGGAGTGGCAGACGCCCTGCCGACCTTCTTTTCTCCTTCGCATTGCCTTAATTTACCGCGCGAGGACCGGCCTGTTGGGCAAACTGCCGTCTTTTACGCCTGTTTTTAGCTGATTGCCAGGCCGGCTGCCCTATGCCCAGGATTGCGGTTTACTTTCGGCCGCCAACACGGTAACGTTTACCCGCCGGCCGCGAACGGCGGCCGGGGCTGAGATGGGTTGATATGCAAAAGCGATCAACAAAACGAGCCGGCGCAACAGCTACGCCGGCTCTCATGTCTTTGACGCTGGTTTGGCCGCCGCCGTCAAAACACGTGCATCTCAATTTAGTCTAACAGCCCCTGTTTGGCAAGGCCACGGTTATCAGGTTCCGCCGAGATCGCGCCTTTTTTCGGCCAGCTCCAAGGGAACCCGCGGCAAAGACCTGAAGCCCCCGGTCGCCTAAAGCACGTGGGCGGGCACAGAAGTATCAACTATTCTGTCGCTGCGCGGCGTTCCAGCCGCGCGGCGAACGTCGTAGGGAAAACGGTACGCGACGGCAAAAACAAAGCGGGTGGCTTGCACGGCGGGATTGCGCGCGCAAACGACTTTTTGCCAGTGTTCTTCGCGCTTTACGCTCGTTTTTCCCTTTACAGAAGTAGCGCGCCGCACGTTTTTCATTGCAGCACGTTTTCTCGCTTTCCTTGTCCCCCTTCTTCGTCTTTCTTGGCGCGCAGCGTGACCTAAGCGCGCATAGCGCCAGCGCGAGAAAAGTCGCCCAACAGCCGGGCCGGCTAGGGTAGAATCTCCCGCAGTTTGTTGACACGTTCCAGTCACGGAATGGCCTGGAGATGCCGCGAGAGTTAACGATCGACGCCGAGTTCAAGGGCCAGTGCCCTGCGCACTCCGAGGAAGAACTAAAGCTGCTGCGCGAGCAGATCGAGGAGGAGGGGTGCATCGCGCCATTGGTCGTGTGGGCTGGGGAGGGGATCATCCTCGACGGGCACACGAGGTACGCGATGTGCCTGGACCTCGGTATCGAGTTCAAGGTTCACGAGAAGCAGTTCGCCAAGCGAGAGGCGGCAATGGCGTGGATACTTCGGCATCAGCTCGGAAGGCGGAACTTGCTGCCGGAGCAGCGCGCTGTCTTGTTGGGGAATTATTACAACCTACTGAAGTCGTCTCGCGGGAAGCGCACCGGAAGAGGGTTGACGGCCGAGCTGATCGCGGTCGAGCAGGGCGTGTCCGTCCCCACGATCCTGCGGCACGCGCGGTACGCCGACGCGATGCAGGAGCTGAAGCGCCGCGGCAGCGGGGACATCGTCAAGGCGATCCTGGACGGCGACGTGCGGGCTAACGTGGACGCCCTGAAGCTTCTGTCACGGCGACCGAAGGCCGATCTTGAGCGTGCCAGCGTTCTCTTGAAGCGCGGAGATCTACACGACGTGGCGGACTTGCTGCCGGACGGCGGGCGCCGAAACAAGCAGGTGGCTGGGCAGGGGATGGCGGGTGGCATGCTGGGCGTGAGCTTCGGCGCCGTCGAGACGGTGCTAGCGAAGTGCGCGCGGCTCGTGGAGGAGCTGGCGCACAAGATGGGCGGCCCTTCGGTGCGATCGCGCGGGATCGTGGGCAAGCTTCGAGAGGTCACCGGCGACGTGCTGGCATGGAAACGCAGCTTTCGGTAGGCGGTATTTCGGCCCAATAGCTATTGAGCTAGCCGGTAAAATTACCGCCGGACGACCATTTGACCGTTTTCATAGGAGCGAGCGCATGGCGAAAGCCAAAGAATTCGAGCTGCATCCAGCGGCGGAGATCTTCCCTTTGTTGAAGCACTGCGACCCTGAAGTCTGGAAAGAATTTCTCGACGACATGCGCGAGAACGGCCAGCAGGAGCCGATCGCGCTCTGTGAGGGGAAGGTGCTGGACGGACGCAACCGCCTGCTTGGCTGTCAGGCGCTGGGCTTGGAGCCAAAGACAATCAACGTCCGGCCTGCTAGCCCTGTCAAATACGTGATTTCGCGCAACTTGCACCGCCGGCACTTGACCATCGGGCAATACTCGGGGTGCGCTGCGCGATCTATATCGATGTTCGAGGCGGAAGCGGCGGAGCGCAAAGCGAAAGGCCAGAAAAAAGGCGGGGCAGCCACGGCGAAAAAGGCTCTAGGCAAACATTTGCCTCAAGCCATTGAGGCTGACGGGACTGTGGCAGACGAAGCTAACGCGAAGCTTGCGGAGGCAGCGACCGGCAAGGCCGTAGACATGGCTGGCAAAGCGTTTGGCGTGAGCGGCGAGAATGTCCGCAAGGCTGCTGCGGTGATTGGACAAGCGTCTCCGGAAGTCACAAGACTCATGGATCATGGCGAAATTACGGTGAACGTTGCTACCAAGCTTGCCGACTTACCGAAGGCCAAACAGGCGGAGGCGGTCGCCCAGATCAAGCGCGGCGAGAAACCAAAGGCCCTGAAGATCAAGCGCGCGAAGTCCGGCGGCGTAGCTGTGACGCACAAGGACTTGAGGGAGCAGCTTGGCAAGCTGGCCCGGCTGGTTGACGCGCTGGAGAAAAAACACCCTGGCGGGAAGTTCAGTCGCGGGATTCACGACAGGCTCAAGGCGTGCCATGGGCTGGTCGCCGACTGGCAGCGGTCGCCGAACTCAGCGCAGAAAGATTGACGGGCAGGCATGGCTGAGCGCTGGCATCATCAAACGCGCGCCCTCACTGAAACCGTCGCGGCCTTGGACGAGGGCGTCAAGCGCATCTGTGTGACTGCTCCTGCTGGTGCCGGGAAGAGCGCTATCGCCTGCGATCTTATGACGGAGATCGCGAAGCCGCGCGGCTGGAACGTAGCGGCCTACACGAATCGCAAGATGCTCCTGGAACAATGGTGCCGAGTGCTCGACGCGGCAAATATACCATTCGGCATTCGGGCAAGCGGACATCCTCCAGCATACCTGCGGCAAGTACAGCTTTGCATGGTCCAATCAGAAAGCGCAGCAGTCTACGAGTCCGAGAGGCGCGATTTGCACGAGGCGCGGCTCGTCATTATCGACGAGGTGCATTTGAACAAGGCAGCCACTATGCAGCAGCTTGTCGCTGACCACGAGAAGCTTGGCGCGCAGACAGTTGGGTTTACCGCGACGCCCATGGACCTGGGGCCAATGGCGATCAGGCTGATTATCGGCGCCAAGACAAGCGAGTGCCGGGCGTGCGGCGCAATCGTACCATGCACGACATACGCCCCAGACGAACCGAGCGCCAAAGGGTTGCACCGCGAGGCGACGGGGGAATACTCCGAGGCCGACGTGCGCAGACGGATCATGACCCCGACAATCTTCGGGCGGGTGCACGATCACCTGCTACGACTCAACCCGGACTTGCTGCCGACGTTGCTGTTCGCGCCTGGCGTAGCCGAGTCCATCTGGTTCTGCGAGCAGTTCGCAGCGAAGGGCCTGCGCGCGGCGCATTTAGGCGGCGAGGAAATCTGGATAGATGGCGAACGGCACGCGGGGACGCCGGAGCTGCGAGCACAGATCATCAAGGAGCACCGCGACGGGGAGATAGCCGTCCTGTCCAACCGATTCGTTCTTCGCGAGGGGCTCGACCTGCCATACGTCCGGCATGTCGTATTCGCGACGATTTTCGGGGGCCTTCAGAGTTTTTTGCAAGCCGGAGGCAGAGGGATGCGCGCATATCTTGGAAAAGCCCGCTGTTGCGTGCAGGACCACGGTGGAAACTGGCACCGCCACGGGAGCCTTAATGCCGACCGGGACTGGCAGCTGGGCGACTCGAACTACGTGCTGTCGGAGATGCGCGATGATGCCCTGCGCGAGCATACGATTCCCGATCCAATCCGCTGCCCGAAATGCGGCCTGGTACGGGTGCGCGGGCCGGTATGTTTCGGGTGCGGCTACCGCCACGCCAGGGGCAGCCGTATGGTTGTTGAGCTGGATGGCCGGCTGCAAAAGGTTGAGGGCTATATCTTGCGCAAGAAGTCCCGGCAGAAGCGGCACGACACGGAGCACATCTGGAAGCAGTGCTACTACCGGTGCCGCAAGGCGGAGAAGACGTTTCGTCAGGCGGAGGGTTTATTTGTGCATGAGAATGGATACTGGCCGCCCAGGACTCTGCCGCTGATGCCGCGCGACGCCTACGACTGGTTTCGAGAAATTCAGGCCGTACCCGCGGAGGCTTTGCTGTGAACGATATCAAGCCGCACCTGAGCCACAGCCAGATGATGACCTTTCTGCGGTGCCCGGAGGCGTGGCGCCGCAGGTACGTCGAGGGCCACAAGGTCCCTCCCGGCATCGTCGCGTTCATTGGCTCCGGCGTGCACGCGGCCGACAGCATGAACTTCGTGCAGAAGATCGAATCGCATGTTGATCTTAAGCCGAGCGAGTTCCGCGACGCGGCCGTGGCGGAGCTCGACGCGCGGATTGAGGACGAGGGCGTGTCTTTGCAGGAGGAAGACGGCAGCCTGGAGAGCGTCGTCGGCAAGGCGCGCGACCAGACGGCGGCCTTGGCGTTCCTGCACGCGACCCAGGTTGCGCCTGACTACCAACCGGCGCACGTCGAGCGCGAGTTTCGCATCGATCTTCCGAAGAACAGTTTCGATCTGGTGGGATTTATCGACCTGGAGGACGACAAGGGCCGCGTGGTGGATTTCAAGACGACCGGCCGGCGAAAACAGCAGGCTGAGGCCGACCGTTCATTGCAGTTGTCCGTGTACGCGGCGGCGCACGCGGTGCAGACTGGCAAGCTGCCTGGTTCCCTGGTCTTGGACGTGACGATGCGGACGGACAATCCGAGCCGGTACACGCTGGAGACGCACCGCGACAAGGCTGACTTGCAGGTGCTGGCGAACACGGTCGCGGTGGTGTCGCGCGGCATCGAGAGCGGGGTGTTTCCGCCGGCGCCAGAGGGTAGTTGGTGGTGTTCTAAGAAATTCTGCGGCTACTGGAGTACGTGCGCGTTCGTGAACGCGAAGAAACTAAAGCCGTGATATTTTGGGCCTGACTATGCCGAAGATGGGCGTCAGAACCGCTGTTATTGCCAGCGTGGAGGCTGGGCAATTCGTGTGGTCGCTCGTGGGATGGCGCAAAGGGGCAAGTCGGCTGGCAAGTCCGGTCCACCGAGCTAAAGAGCTTGGCGCGCTGCTGCGTTACGCGATGGCCGGGCACGGCAGTACGAAACGGAGGACGCTAGTGAAGGTTGAAGAGCTGGTTGAATCGTGGATCGAGGCCGTTGTCGGAATGTGCCTGGCGCATACGAAGGACGACTACGACGCGCACGACGCGAAGGCTGACGAGCTGCTCGGGCCGCTATTGGCGGCGCCGATTCGGCAGGTGCGAGAGTTCTACCATCGGCTGCTGGAGCGGATGAAGACCGACAAGCGAGTTCCCATGCTCGTGTGGATGGGGTTTGAGGCGTGGGGCGAGATCATGGTAAAGAATGCGCCGGACGAGGGCATCAAGCGGCTCAAGAACAAGCTTGCCGGCGAGATTGCTGACTTGGTCGAGGAGCCGTTGCGGGACCAAATTCCAGGCGCGGTAGCCCGTGCCTTGCGCTGGCGCGATCCAGAGACGCTAGAAGCGGTGAAGAAAGCTTTGGTGGCCGGAGTCAAACCGAAGCTTCGCGGTCGGCAGAGCTGCTTGTTCATGGAGATGGGGCGCGGCAAGCGGCAGGTCAGCGTGATGCTGTGAGGCGTGAGGAAACTCAAGCCATAACGTCGAGTGGGCACAGAAAGCGGGAGTACAAATGACGGCCAGGACCAAAACTAAGATTACAAAGCGTGTGAGCCTGCCGAGCGTCCCACACAAGTTGCTGGACGTGGCAATCCGCGACCTGAGGGCGGCAAGTCGGAAGAGTGGCGTGGTGGTTGATCCGGCTGTGTGGCTTCGGCAATGTGTTAAAGATTGCGTGTACTGCTTGGCCGGAGCGGTGATGCTGTGCACATTGCGCGGGCGAACTATGCAGGCTTGGCGGTCTAACAAAAATGTGTACCCATGCAACTTTTCTCTGCGAATAGCGAAAAAACTCCATGCGCTAAACTCTTTTTCCAGGGGGTATTGTAACGACGCATTCCGTTACCTGCGACTGAACGACGCGATCGGGCGTAACTTCAATCGTGACATGCCTGACATGCGAACGTCGAAATTCCTGCCGTCCCTGGAGAAACTGCGCGACGATTTGAAGGCTGAGGGGTACTAAGTTATTGGCCGCCATCGAACGGGCGGCAACCTGGAGCGATGGGCGTAACGAGCCTGCCATGATGCTTCGCTCCTCGGGCCGCGTGGGTGAAGCGCGGCTACTTTTGCCCAACAGACGTTCTGGAGTAGAGTAGAATAATCGGCGATCGGTGTAGCGAGCGCTGAAACAGAGTCCTGTGATGGGAGCCCGGCGCGGCTCGTAACTACACTGCGGCCCGCCGGGCTTCTTTTTAGGAGATACAAATGGCATTGCTTGACTTGGTACGGCCTCGCGTTACAGAACTCGGCAAGATCAAAATTGGTGGGAAGGACGAGAAGGTTCGCCAGTCGAAGGGCGGCGGAACGTGGCGCGCCCCGAAGAAGCTGGATCACTTCCTGATTACTGGCATGGCGCGTACTGAGGCTGGCGACCTCGTGCAGGATATCGAGCTGATGGATCGGCTGGCGCAGAAACACGCTGACGCCGACGGAAAACTGCGGAAGTTGCCGATTATCTTGTGCTCTAACGACATTGAGGACATCATGCAGGCCAGGTATGTTTGGTACGGCGGGAAGCGAGTAGCTGGTCGCAGTGACGGTAAGACTGTCGTGTGGTACGGTAATCCGAAGACGATGAAGTTCAGAAACGAAGGGCCTATCGAGGAGCCATGGAAGGACGAGTACCTTGACCTGGCTGGTCCGAACGGCTCAAAGCTTTTCAAATTGCACTCCGTATTCAACTGCATGATCGCATCGGACGTGGCCAGGTGGGGAGGGCTATACAAATTCCGCACGACGAGCCGGATTACCGCGAGCCAGTTGCTTGGGAGCATGATGCACATTCATCAGTTGACCGGCGGTGTCCTGCGAGGTCTGCCGATGCAGCTTGTGATCCGGCCGATGATGGTCGAGCCGGACGGCAAGCCGACCAAAGTTTTCGTCGTGCACTGTGAGCTGACTGGCGCCGACCTGCTGGCGATCCGCGGGTGCGCCCTGGAGCTGGCGAAGTCGGAAGCCGAGAACTCCCGGCAGCTTCGGACCGCGCAGATAGAGTACCGCAGGTTGCTCTCCGCGCCGGGCGAGGACGAGACCTACGAGGAGTCCACGGACGTGGCCGAGGAATTTCATCCCGAGACGATTGACCAGGAGGGAGTTGACCAGCCGGCGCCGGAGGAGGAGTCGCAGGTTGGCCTGGACGATTTCCTTGGCCAGGAAAACGGCTCGCCGGATCAGAAGGAAGCAGCCGCAGACGTATGATGGACTTCTCGGAACCGTCCCAGCAGTATGTCGTGATGGAGTACCGCAGCGGCATCGTCGTCTATAGCGGCCCTTCGGAATTCCGCGCTGCCGTTGCCTTGGACCCAGGCACTCAGTACGCGAAGCACGGGCTGCTCGACACTGCGCGGGCACTGTGCGAGGCGGCGTGCGCGAGGGCGCGGGAGAGCCAGGGCTGTTACGGTGCTATTATCACGCGAAAGGTGGAAGTATGAGCGAATCCCATAAGCAGCGCACGGCAGCCCTGCGGCATGCTGCCGTAGCCCTAGAAAGCCTAGCTGGCACGATCCTGGAATGGAAAGACGACCTGGAGATGCATGCAGATGACGACGACCGCGACGTGTTGACGGACGTGCAGGGCGTGATGGACGCCTACACTTTTTGCCGTGAGGTCGAGGAAGCGTGGTGCGGTATTGCCGCGCCTTGCACGGACCTGTCTGGCGCCTGGGGTGAGGCGATGGCGGACTTGCAGGCGATGTTGGACGACTTGCAATCTATGAGGATGCCGCAATGAAGCTCTACGACGACACTGAGAAGTGCGTGGGCAAAGTTCTTAAGACCCCGGACGGATATGCAGCGTATCAATTCCGCACGTTCTCTTTCCGACGCTGGTCTGTGTTTTTGGGTTATTTCTCCACGCTGAAATGCGCCCGTGAGCAAGTTCTGAGGGACATAGGAACATGCTGACATCCATAAAGAGCCAGGCGGTGCGGCGCAAGTTCGCGGGCGAGTTCTGGCATTGCTGGGCTTGTGGGATATGCATGTCCATGCGCACGCCGGACATAGACTACCCGCGCTGGCTGGAGACGCACCATATCGTGAAGCGCGGCCGGTCGGACTCGCGCGCCAATCTGTCTCGCCTCTGCAAATTGTGCCACGACGTGGTGGAGGGCTTGCAGGTGCGACTCGCAAACGGAGAGCGCATGCCGCCGCTGCCGTTGTCAGCCGTGCTCTGGCTGAAGTCGCGGTGGGACGCCGAGCACTACGACAGGCCGCTGCTGGCAGCCTTGGCTGGCAGGGCTGTTCCGCGCGCGACGCGCCCGAGTGAGTGGTACATGCGCCAGCTTCGGGACCGGGCGAAATCTGCTTCGACCGGTGGTTGGCGCAGCCGTGAAGTCTTGCTAGACTGCCCTGCGGCGGCAGGCCAATATCACGGAGCGAACAATGAGTGCCACGGCTAGCGCGTTTACGTCAATGGAGCAGGCCGCCGCGATCGGCGACCGCCTGCGGCTTATCAAGGGCCTGATCGACTTTCTGCGGTCGCTTGGCCTCGACAAGGGGGAGCTGCTCGCGATCGTGAAGGACGCCATCGGGCTGTTCACCGACTTCTCGATAGACAAGCTGCTGGCGTTCATTGAACGGCTGCTGGGGGCCATCGGCCAGCCAGGCACGTCCGCTGTCGGCGCGGTGGACGCAGCCGCGATCGACTGGCAGAAGATTCTTCAGTTCATTTTGATGCTGATCGAGATGCTCACGAAGTCCCCCGCGTGACCGGAGCGCAGGCATGCCGCTGCACAGGTTACCTCCATACATCGTGCACTCGATGATCGAGGCGGACGAGCTGGCCCAGGTGATCGACTGGGGGCTAGCGTTCGGCGGCGTCCCGGATGCCTGGAAGGTGACGCGCGGCGAGGGGATCGTCGTCGGCGTCGTTGACACCGGCTGCCAGAGCGACCACCCGGACCTTGCCGGCCAGCTCGCCATCCCGCCGGTCGATTTTACTGGCAGCGCAGTTGGCGGAGAAGACCTGAGCGGGCATGGAACGCACGTCGCAGGAACCGTGGCTGGCAGCGACAACCAGACTGGCGTTGTGGGCGTCGCACCGGCCTGCAAGCTGGTGATCGCTAAGGGCCTGGGGGACGACGGCAGCGGCCTCGGCGAGTGGATCGCGGCGGGGGTGGACCACTGCGTCGCCAACGGCGCGCACATCGTGAGCATGAGTCTCGGCAGTCCGGTGCCAGACCCCTTCATTCACGCGGCGATCAAGCGCGCCGTGGCGGCCGGCCGAATCGTGATTTGCGCGGCTGGAAATTCTGGCCCTAGCAATCCGACAGATATCGAGTACCCAGGTAGGTTTGAGGAGGTCATCGCGATTGCAGCGAGCAACAAAGACGGCAAGATCAGCCGGTTCTCCTCGCGCGGGCCGAGCGTGGCGTTCGCGTTTCCGGGTGAGAACATCCTGAGTTGCTACCCGACGAACAGGTACGCCAGATTATCGGGTACGAGCATGGCCTGCCCTTTTGCGGCCGGCGCGATCGCCCTGCTGCTGGCGAAGCACAGGACGCACGGCGGGTCTACCCCGGTGACCACTCGGGAGCACGTGATCGAGCACTATCGCCGGTTCGCCAAGGACGTGGGGGAACCAGGGCGGGACTTCGAGAGCGGGTGGGGTATCGGCCTGGTCGGGGAAGTGATTGGCGAGCAGGAGCCTCAACCTATCCAGCCGGTACCAGGAGACGCAGCGAAGGAGTATACCTATCACATCGGGGGAGCGACTTTTGTCGTGCACGTGCCGTCTGTCCTGCTGGACAGGGCGTCAGTTACCTGGTAGGAGCGCTGGGATGCTGGTCTTGCTGCTCGCGCTGTGTGCCGACCCGATGATGCCGATACCGTCTGACAACCCGCTGACGCCGGCCAAGGCGGCCCTGGGGCGCAAGCTGTTCTTCGACGGCCGGCTGTCGGCGGACGGGACGGTAAGCTGCGCCACCTGCCACCAGCCCGCTAGGGGATGGGCTGACGGCCTTCCCGTCTCAAAGGGCTCCCAGGGGCGCCAGGGAACGCGCAACGCCCCCACGATCGCCAACGCGGCCTGGGAGCGCCTGATGTTCCGGGACGGCAGGGCGGCCCTCCTGGAGGGCCAGGCGCTGCTCCCGCTGACGAGCGCGTCCGAGATGGGCAATCGGAGTCTGGGCCAGGTAGTCTCCAGGCTGAACGCGACCGGCTACCGCGAGGAGTTCCGGGAGGCGTTCGGGACCGAGGTCACTGCCGACGGGATCGCCAAGGCGATAGCCTCCTTCGAGCGGACGGTGGTTGCCAGGGACGCCCCGGTAGACGAGTTTCTGGCCGGGCGGACCTGGGCGCTGACGAGGGCGCAGAAGCACGGCATGCGGGTATTTGAGCGGTCTGGTTGTCGGTCATGCCACGCCGGGCCGGATTTTCGGGACGGGCAGTTTCACAACACGGGGACTTCGGTCGGCGAGCGGGACCAGGGCAGGTTTACGATCACCGGCAACCGTACCGACTTCGACGCCTTCAAGACTCCGACTTTGCGGGAGGTTGGCAGGACGGCGCCGTACTTTCACTCCGGGCGCGCGGCGACGCTGCGGGACGTCGTGGAGCACTACGACGCGGGAGGCGTAGCAACAACAGGGCTTGATCCGAGGGTAAGGCCGCTCGGGCTTCCAGAAAATGACAAGCAGGCGCTGGTAGAGTTTCTGACCGGTGCGTTCCTGTCTGGATCACTGGTCATAGAGAAGCCGGAGCTACCGCAATGAATGTGATTCTTCTGCTGGTGCTGTCTGCCGCGCCGGTCGCAAAAATTGAAGGCCCGGAGTCTGCAAGGATCGGCGACCTGGTTGTGGTGGCGTCAGCCGGGGAGGCGCACTCGTACAAGTGGGCCGTGCTCCCGAAAGGCACGCAGGGCTGGCGCGAAATAGACGGCGGGCGCCGGCTGGTGTTCAGCAGCCACGAGCCGCGGACTTACACGTTCGTGCTAGCGATCGGATCGTCCGACGGCGCGGTAGACGTGAGCACGCACGAGGTAGTGCTTGGCGAGGCGCACCTGCCGCTGGTTTCCAGAGCCAAGTCGAGCACGGTACAGGCCATGACACCCCGCCCGCCTTCGTGGACCAGACTCGTGCAGGGCGCCGGCACGGAGGAGGCTGGCAAGCTGGCCGGTGCTTTTCGGATGGCGGCGAGCATGATCGACACGGAGCACGTCGGGGACGCCGCCGAGTTGTTCGCGGCGACCGGTGAGCTGTCGCGCGGCGCTGTCGGGGACAGGATCGAGGCGTGGCAGCCTTGGCTGGACGCAGTGGATGAGTGGGTGGAAGGGTTGGAAGAATCCGGCGACCTCGATACAATTGCCGAGTATGCTGAACGCTGGCGCGAGCTGGCAAAAACCCTGGGAGCGAAACGATGAACGCGCTGATTCTCGCGGTTGGGTTGCTGTCTGGCGGGCAGGTAAGCACGTCTGCCGCCGTTGCGGCACCCTCGACGGCTGAGGTGATCCGGTCGAGCCAGGTTGGCCAGCGCAGGTACGATAACTGGCTGAGCGGGCGTAGCCGCGGGTACTATAGCGCGCGGCGCGTCGGGCCGCTGCGGAGACTGCTGTTCGGACGATTGAACTGAAATACAAACACATGAAGGAGAGCGATCCCATGATGCGAATCATTTTGTTCTTGACTGCCAGCGCGTTCTGCTCTGAGGTCATGGCCGGCAACCGATTTCAGGCTGCTGCATCAAGCGTTTCCGGCGCCGCGTCTGCAAGCGCCGCGGCGGCACCAGCCGTGGTCATCCACGACGCCAGCGCAGCCGTGGCGGCGGTGCAGCAGGCTGAGGCGCAGCTAGCCGGCGCGCGTGCTCAACTCGCGGCCGTCCAGTTTGCCGCTGTGCAACAGGCCGCTTCGACGAGTGCGTCGGCCGCTGCGTCGGCGCCCCAGGTAGCGGTAGCACCGCTGGCCGTGAGAGCGTGCCCAGCTTGCGCCGCGAGCCGTCCCGGTTTGCTTGCGCGGCTTTTCGGCCGACGGACGGTCAGTCGCAGTCGCGCGGTAGTTGTGCAGTTCCCTTGAAAGTGTGCGACGCTTCCCGGCGTCCGTGTGCCCTGCGCCGGCAGAATAGGTCGGCGCAGGGCGTTTATTTGCGCTTGAGGTGTCTATGCCAGCCGCTGATATTACTGGACCGCTCAAGATTGTGATGCGGAAGCTTGCCGACTTGCGGCCTGCGGACTACAACCCGCGGCAGTTGACGGAGAAGCAGTTCGCCGATATTCGCGCTAGCCTGGTGCGGTTTGGGTTCGTTGACCCGCTCGTAGTTAATGTGCACCCGGAGCGAGCCAACGTAATCATCGGTGGACACCAGCGCTGGCGCATTGCGGCCGACCTCGGGATCACGGACGTGCCGTGCGTGGAGGTGCGCCTCGAGCCTTCTCTGGAGCGCGAGCTGAACGTGCGCTTGAACAAGAACTCAGGAGAGTGGGACTGGGACGCGCTGGCTAATCAGTTTGACTTCGCCGAGTTAATGGACTGGGGGTTCACGGAACGCGAACTGGCCGGCTCATTTCCGCTGCCGAATCTTGGAGGTGATCAAGCCGCGCGGGCCGTCGGCAGTGAACTCGGAGAATCGCACGTGCGGATGTTTCAGTTGTTTTTTGACGTTGCTGGGTATGAGGAGTTTACGCTGCTGGTGGAGCAGTGTTGCCGTGAGCGTGGGCACTCGAACCCGAGTGACGCCGTGTTGGTTTGTTTGCGAGAGGCGGCTGCTGGTCATGAAATGCCATCTTGTGCAGAAGGCGCTGTCTGACAAGGCAGCCAGTGAGCTGGCCGGCACGTTGTTGGGCGCGAGTGCTTACGATGTGCTGGTGCAAGAGTCCGCCGCGGTCCGGGATGTTGATGGGCAGCTCATGCTCAAATACATCCAGGGGGCCATCACTGAGGACTTGTGCTTGGCGGCTTATAGTGGTTTGCGCAACGCGGCAGTGCTGACAGAAAACCGAGGCATGGCGGCCGGCGTGATTCCAAGCGCGATAGGCGCGATCGCGGACGTCGGACGTATTGGCAGCCGCTCTAGGACGCGGTTCCGCGTAGCGAAAAAGGATGGTACTCTTTCCAACACGACCCGTGCGATTGTAGTGCACAGCGGCATCGTGGGTTATTTTGACAGGTCGGCTCGGGCACCGTATTGCCGTCAGACGGCGTATACGGCACAGCAAGCCGCCAAGTACGAGCGAGCCCTACCGTTCTTCCAGGCTGCGAGTCGGCTGTTTGCTGAGCATGTACCTGAGCGCTACGCCGTGCAGGCTGAAGTTGTGTCTGTGACGAGTCCCGCATTCGTGATACCGGGGACTGTGTTTACGACGGTCACGGTGAACCGTAACTGGCAGACGGCGGTGCACAGGGATGCTGGCGATCTCGAAAGCGGTTATGGAGTGATGGCGGTGCTTGATGTAGGCCAGTACGGAGGCTGCTACTTGTGCTTTCCGCAGTACCGGTTTGCCGTGGACATGAGACGCGGAGGAGTGTGTTTAGCTGACGTGCATCAGTGGCATGGCAACACGCCCTTCGTGCGCAAGAGGGGTCGCTACGAACGCTTGTCCCTGGTGCTTTACTACCGGGAGCGCATGATGGAGTGCGGGAGCCCGGCGGAGGAGTTGCAGCGAGCCAAACATAGAAAACGCGGCGATCGACTTTGATGAGGAAGCTGGCCGTCCTAGTGTTCATTGACTATCAGCTAGGCGGCATCGGCACACAAGCGGTCGATTTCACGAGGCTGGCACGCGAGCATGGGTTCGCCGCTGATTTGATAACCTTTACCGCGTCGAAGAAGCCGCGCGAAGCACGTGAGCCAGGTCTCGCGGTGGCGCGAGACGGAAAGGGCCTTGAGCTTCAGGCGTGCATGCTCTCCGTCCATCCGGAGCGGCAGGGGGCGTCACTCAGCCGGCTGGCCGAATACGACCTAAGGCTCTGGGTCGGAGTTGCGCCGCATTGCAAGCCTGGAGACCAGGTATACGGCTTCTTCGAGGCCACCCTGCGGCAGTTACCAGGTCGGAACGTCGCTTTCGCTACAGATCGTTTTGTTAATGACCTGTATTCGTGGGTGATACCGCACCTGCATCGCTTTACTTGCGTGACGGCTTTCGCCGATGCGTACGCCGCAACATTGCGGGCGCACGGAATCCCGGTGGACGTGGTGCCGCTCGCGCCGCTCGACGCTTGGGACCAGCGGCGTCTGGTGCTGCCAAGTCGCAAACCGCGGCAGCTGTTTTGGCCGCATCAGTGGCGCGGCTGGAAGAACATCAGTATGTTCCTGGAGAGCGCCGGAAAACTCGAAGTGCCGGAGATAAACGTGTACGCGAGTGGCGCGGGGTTCGAGTATTCGGCTTTCCGACGTAGCGATGCGTACAGTGATCTCGTGCGCAGCGATCGCCATAACCCCTCTCACTTCAATCCCCGTGGCAGGCTCAACCTCTTGGGATTTGTGCCACATGCCACGGTGTTACAGGCTTACCGCGATCATGCGGCGACGCCAGACTTGACGGGGATCAGCAGTAAAAGGCACACGGCAAACAGTTACGTCGGGAATTACCAGTGCGCCACGCTGGAAGCCATGTGCTTCGGCTGCGCGGTGCTGAAGATGGAGACGACCGTAGCGCCCTATAGTGCCATCCCACGCGAAGCGGTTGCGGTGTTGCGGGCTGGTGCTGCTGACTATGCTGCCGAGATGAACGTCGCATTGCGCGGAGGTCTTGATAGTGCCGCGGAGCAAGCCTTCGCGTGGATTGAAAGGTCGTGCGACCCCTATCAGCTATTCGGCAGTATCGTTGGAGAAAGCTGATGAAGATCGGGATTACAGGAGGCTGTGGATTTGTCGGCGGTCATTTGTCGCGGCGGTTTCGTGAGCGCGGCGACGCGGTTGTGGTTGTTGACTCGCTGATCCGTCGCGGTTCTGAGATTACCGCGGCAAGCTTGTCGCGCATGGGAGTGGAGGTCGTACGCGGTGATACCCGGTTGCCAGGCGATCTACATGCCCTGCACGGCTGCGACGTCATTTTGGATTGTTCTGCACAGCCCTCGGCTGTGGCTGGGTTCACGAAGCCGCTTGCAGACTTCGAGCACAATACGTTAGGCGTGATGAACGTCCTGGAGTTGTGCCGGCGCGAGCAATGTGCGCTGATTTTCTGGAGCACTAATAAGGTCTACAGCGGTTCTCTGGTGAACGCTATACCGCGCGTTGAGCTGGCTACGCGGTTCGCATGGTCTCACGCTGGGATCGGTGAGGACTTCCCACTCGATGGCGCAGACAAGAGCATCTACGGCGCCACCAAGGCCGCAGCGGACCTGCTGTGCCAGGAGTGGGGGGTGGCATTTGATTTCCCGGTCTGCGTGAATCGGTGTAGCTGTCTTGCTGGGCCGATGCAGTGGGGCAAATCTGAGCAGGGCTGGGTGGCGTGGTTTTGCATCGCGGCCGAGCTTGGCCTGCCGGTCGAGCTGATTGGCTGGGGCGGTAAGCAGGTGCGCGACGTCTTGTTCGCGCCCGATCTTTGCGACTTGATCGAGCACCAGGTCGACGCCAGGGCGACTGGCGTGTTCGCAATCGGTGGCGGTGCGTCTTGCACGCTTTCCCCGCGTGAGTTGGTGTCTTGGCTGAGCGCTGAGCGCGGCTTTGATCTGCCGCATACGCTGGTCACTGAGGCGCGGCGCTCCGATCATGCGATTTACGTCAGCGATATTAGGCGCGTGCGTCACGCCTTTTCTTGGCGACCGCGCGTTTCGCTGGCTGCTGGTCTAACAGCCATCGTGCGCTGGGCACGCGAGTGCCACGGCGAGCTGGCAGGCCTGTACGCGGCCGGCTGAGCCGTTTTCTAGGCACTGTTTTAAGATTGCGCCGTAAGCTGTTGGTGCCATTGGTGTTACAGCGCGTGAAATTTTCGGAATCTTCTTGTTTTAGGCGGTGTTAAACACTATATTATATGCAGTCGATTGGCAATTCAAACGTCCCGGCCTGGGGGGCCTCCCCCGAGGCGGACCGGTACATGGCCCGGCGGGCGAGAGAGGAAGACTGAGGGTGGACGCGAATCCCGGCACGGCAACGGCGACGGCCGCACGCTGCGGGATAGAGGCCCTTGGGACGCCGAAAAAAAGAAGGCGGCAAGCCGGGTGTGAGCCGGCAAAAAAACAAAAGTCGAAACCGGCGGACGCGAGTTCGCTGGTCCGCGCGGGATGGCCGCCCGCGCGCTGAAGAGACAGGCCACATCAGCCCCGATTGGTGGGACAACACAGGAGTAACGACCGTGAACCGCAACGAGCGAAGAATGTGGGAGTCGACCATTCGCGCAGGCAGCAAGCCTCGCCCACCCCAGCGGATCTGCCTTTGCACACTGTCGGCGGAGGGCATGGAAACGGAGTCGGGGCGGCAAGATTGGGACGGGATGGTCAACGATCCGCAGATTCAGCTCATGGCGAATGAACTGCGAAAGCCGATCACCATGACCGGCGAATTCGGCGTCCACGTTTGGACCCCAGTGAAATAACCCAGCGGAGCGGGGCAGGCTCCGCGCGACACTAGGGGCAGGTCGCGCGGGGCGAACATCACAGGAGACGGAGGATGAACGCTAGCGAGCTAACGTTCGGGATCGAGGTGGAGTGCTACATCTCGCGGGAGAATCTTCAGGCCGCCGGCTGGGAGGTCGGCGGCTACCACAACGGCCGCGAGATTCCTGATTTTGTGGGGTGGAACGCTCAGCGCGACAGCAGCCTGAACAGCCCCCCCAGCTACGAGCTGGCAGGGGTCGAAGTAGTATCTGGGGTTCTGACGGGGGCGGAAGGGCTAGCGGAAGTGCGGCGGATGCTCGCGACCCTCCAGAGGATGGGGGCGAAAGTGAACCGCACGTGCGGGTTTCACGTGCATGTGGGGTTCGCGGGCCGCTCAGTCCAGGAGCTGCGGCGCTTGGTCTGCTTGGTCGCGAGCCATGAAGAGGCGTTGTACGCGGTTACCGGGAGTCGCGCCAGGCGCGATTCCTGCTACTGCAAATCGGTGAAGGACGGGGCGATGAATGGTTTTGCTCGCCCCGTGCGCAGTCACAGAGAGGCGTCTGGATGGTGCGACAGGTTCCGCGTGCTGAACCTCACGAATCTGCTCGGAGACTCGGCCCGCAAGCCGACCGTGGAGTTCCGGGTGTTCGCGGGGACCACGAACGAGGTCAAGATATTGGGCTATATCCAGCTCTGCCTTGGACTGGTCTCGAAGGCTGTGGCGATGCGGTCGGCGGCGCCGTGGCATAGTAGACCGGTGCACAATAAGTCGCTTGCCGGTTACGGGCCGGGCCGCACTGCGGTGTCTAAATTGCTGTGGCAACTCGGCTGGCGAGGCGATGCGGCACACCATGGGGTGCTGGACTTGGCAGGCGTGGCGAAGACGAAGACGGAGTTGTATCGGCTCGCAAAGAAGTACGACAGCGGCAGCGAGGAGTAGCCGAAACGCCCGGCAACGGGCGTCGCCGTCCGGGTGGTCCCCGGCGGCCTGAAGAGGCAAACCAATCACAGGAGAAGCATATGTGTGGATTGTTCGGGTTCGTCGGGCTGGCGCCCGACGTTGGGAAACTCATTCAGATCGCGGAGGCGACCGCGAACGCGCGCGGCCGCGACGCCTGGGGAGTGGCGTGGGTGGACTGGCGGGGCCGGCTGCGGCACCACAAGGCCGCCGGCCAGCTTGACCGCCGCGCGCTGGCGGACGCGGCAGATGCCGTCGCGCTTATTGGGCACTGCCGATTGGCCACGCATGGCGACCCGCGCGCCAACGAGAATAACCACCCGCATGCTTGCGACGGCGGCTGGCTGGTCCACAACGGCATGCTCCGACAGCATTGGAGCACGGCGATAGAGCACGGTCTGCGGCTCACGACGGAGTGCGACAGCGAGCTACTGGCTCGGCTGATCGAGGTAGCCGAGGCCGACGACCGCTGCGAGCAGGTGTCCTGGGCGATCGAGACGGCCCTCGGCGACAGCGGCATGCCGTGCGCGGTGATGGCCCTCTGGCGGGACCAGCTCGTGATCGCGCGGGCAGGGAACCCGCTGGCGCGGAGCAAGCAGCGCGAGGGGACGTACATCGCCAGCCTGGCGGAGTACCTGCCAGGCTGCGGCGAGTCGTACCCTGACTGGGAGGTGGATACGATTCCGGTGCCCCAGCCGACAGCCAAGAATGGCAGGAGTCGTAGCCGTGCCGCATCCTGACAGCTACCCCAGAACAGTTGCCGAAGTCCTCGACGCCCGCGCGACGTACACTGCCGGGTGCCTGCGTGTAATGAGGAGGTTCAGGATGTCGCGGCCGTGGCATGGCAGCCAGGCCGCGAGGAGGCGGAAGTTCCGCCGGCTGCACGAGGCCCTCTGTCGGGTGTACGGGGTACGGGCACAGCTTGTATTCGGCGGATGGTATTCGCGCTACTGGATCGCGGAGCGCGCTATCCACCTGGCCGAGCTGTCCGTCGTGACCTACCTGCACGAGTTTGCGCACGCTCGCGGATGGCGCGAGCGGCAGGCGTGCAGGTGGTCGATCAACCTGTTCCGCCGTGTGTTTCCGCGCGAGTTCGCGCGGTGTAGGCGCGACGGACATGTGTTGCGCAAGAGGCGATGAATCGATTACGCCCGCTCATGCGGGGCAGGCTCCGCGCGGTAGGGACAGCTGCGCGGGGCGGATCAACATAGGAGAAACCGAAATGACCACCCAAGAAACGCTGGAGCGCAGCTTTCGGCATCTGAATAGATCGCAAATCGAGAACCTCGTGTGGCACGTCCATGCGGGAACTCCGATATGTTGCGGGGATGACGCACATCTTTTCTCGTCTGCGGAGGGTGGTGGATGACCAGCCCTGTTGGCGTGCACCCGTGTGGTGCCCAGGATTCAAATTGGTGCAGATGAACCAGTCCAGCGCGAGTGGAACGACGCCTTAAAAACCTTGGCGGGCGCGGACAAATATGAATACATGGCTAGCCTGTACCGGGCCGACCAAGATACAGTCCGGCAAGCAATTGGTGCCGTCGCCTCTACGCTGACCACCTAGCAGCCGTGTTCGCGCCGCGCGCGGCGGCTGATGCGGCTCGCAACACTGTCTTCGTGGCGGCGTGTGGAGTCTGGCGTGACGCACTGGACGCAGCAAAACCAGTCAAACAAGCGACGTAGCGGGACTCACTTTTCCGCCGCGAGCGGAGCGGGCAGGCTCCGCGCGACACGAGGCAGGGTGCGCTGGGCAAAATCTAAAGGGAGAAAAACATGCAAGATTCTCGATACGACGCGCGATGCGATGGGCTGCACGAATCGTGCGGCCACTCGCATAGAACAATTGCGCCGGCGCAACGGTGCGCCCGCAAAATGTTTCGGAAGCACGTCGCAGCCAACAATGGCACCGGATCATTCGTCGTGCGGGTTGTTCGGTATGTGCGGACATCATCAGACGATTGGGAGAGGTCAAGTTACTAGCGGGGTACACCACAGGGGCAGACTCCGCGCGCCACGGGGCATTAAAGAAAAGAGGGTACAAAATGCAATTCGTAAGGCGAACAGAGGCTCGGCGGCGCAAGCTACTTGGCATCAACTTGACGGAGCAGGAGTGCGCAGCGGTGGACAGCGAAGCCAAGCATCTCGGTGTTACGCGGTCGGATTTCGTTCGCACGCTCCTGGAGGAATATTTCCAGGACGCGAAGGCGGGGCGCGCGGCCTCGAAGGCGGTGCTCGATGCGCGCTAGCAGTGCGATCGAATATGTCTACGACTGCGACGACGGACGAGAGGTCCGATGCGTCGTCCACTATCGCTGGTCGCCGCCGGAGCAGCGCACCTGGCACTACCCAGGTTCGCCAGCGGAAGTGTCGGTGGTGTCTGTGCGGGCGGTGGCAGTTCGTGAGAATGGCGCGGTGCGCGAGCCTGACCTGGAGGAGCAAGAGGAGATCGAGGCCAAGGTCGCCATCCGGGCCGCCGACTACGACTCGGAGCTGTATCGGGACATCGTGGGGCAGGCGACGGCCGTGTACGAGGACTAATCACAGGAGACTTACCATGCGCGGAAAGGCGGTGCGCTTATGACCGCTATGGACATCGCACAGTACCTGGACGAGGTCGAGCGCCGCTGGCGCAGCAGGACGCCCGCGCGGACGGTCAACGACGTGGACGCCGGTAGCCGCGTGACGCGCGGCGAGATGCGCACGTGGTGCAGAGTCAACGGCATCGCGTTCGTGGAGATGGACGAGGAGGACTCCCAAGTCCCGCTGACGCGCTTGATGATGCGGCTGCGGCGGGAGTTTCCCGGCGAGCGCTGGGGGTATTTGAACTGCGCCACGGTTGACATGTGCCGCCGGCACAAGATCGTGGTCCCCAAAACCAGGGGGTAAAATTTGCCCAACAGGCGTTGCGTGCCACGCAACACACGGTAAAATAGAGCTTGTCATCCGACAGGCTGGCCGAACCGGTCGCGGCCTTTCGATCGACCGGATCACAGGAGACAAGACGGTGGATCACAGAACGAGAACGACGCAGGCGGTAGAGAAGCGCCTCGCCGCACGGCAGAGGCGGGAGCAGCGTGACTGGCGGGTATTCTTCCGGGCATGGCGCGCGTACCTCCGGGCGAATGGCGGTGTCGAATGACTGGGACAGCTACACTCACGCCACTGGAGTGCGCGGCTATTCGTTTGGCGTCGCGGCAGATCGAACAGGCCGCGAAGGGTTTGCAGCCAGGCCGTGGTCAGCGGATAGACCTGGTACTGCGACTAGAGGGCATGCTCAATCGCGGCGAAGACGGAGTGTCGCAGCGGAAGACCCCTCCAGCTTGCCAGGACATGCTGGCCTGGCTGCTGTCCAGGATGAGCGTGCCGGCGCGCGACAAGCTCATGGACGACTACGTCGCGCACTGCCAGAAGCACGGCGCGCCGAGCACCGAGGACGCGGACGCGACGGCGCGTGCCCGCCAGATGGCAGATGTTGGCTCGACGACCCAGACATTCCCCAGGGCCGGCGCGCTGACCGGCAGTATCACGCTGGCGGTGATCGACACCACCAGCCTCAAGCCCCAGGCAATCAGGCAGCTCGCTGAGTGCTCCCGGATGATTAGCCTGGAGGAGGGCGAGTGATGGAAAAGCTCATCCTGCTGTGGCCTAAGCGCCCACGAGTTATCCAGCGCGGGGGGAGCGTGCACCGTGAGTGGCGGACCAAGTGCGGCCGGTACTGCGTGAGCCGGCACTACTGCGAGCTGGCGAGTCTGCCGACGCGGTACATGCCGATGATGCGCACAGTTCACGGGTTGGTGCCGTTGCGGCGCAATAAATCGCCGCGCGCGATAATCCGCCGCAGGACGTGGCGACTGGCGATGCTGGACTGTGTCCGGCACGTCAGAAAGCAAGCCCGCTCGGAGCGGGCTGAGGCACGGATGCGTAAGGACGGCGCGGCGCGCGGTAGGCGCGTCTGCTTTTCCACGTCGCGAGTGCGGCGGAGTGGATTGACAGGTCGCGCGGGGCGGACAACACAGGAGACAGGATAATGACTACCCAAGAAACGCTGGAGTGCTGCTTTTCTCGCCTGAGCGACTTGCAAATCGAGAACCTACTGTGGCACGTTAACGCAGCGACTCCAATCTGCTGTGGGCAAGACGCACATCTTTTCGCCTCTGCGGACGGTGGTGGATGACCAGCACTGTTGGCCAGCACCCGTGAGGTGCCCCGCGTCCGCCTGGATTCACACTCACATGGACGAATCATGGATAAATGGCGAAACGCCCTGACAATCTTGATGGCGTCTGGAAATTACATGCGCAGCTTGTGCTTAGCCGACGAGCAAACCGTCCGCCAAGCAATTTCGGCCGCCGCGAGCGCGGCTGGGCGGATTGAAACTAGTCCAGCAGCGAAACAAAAATGAAGGGAAAGGAAAATGACCACCCAAGAAACACTGGAGTATTGTTTTTCCTGCCTGAGCGATCAGAAAAGCGAGAACCTACTGTGGCACGTCGAAGCAGGGACTCCAATATGCTGCGGCGACGACTCATATCTTTACACCGATGGGGCGGGTGGAGGCTGACCGACTGTACTCGCCTGCACCCGTGCGGTGCCCCGCAAACGAAGCCTGTCGGACGGCCCAGTCCTGGACTCGTGGAACGACACAATAGAAAGCCTAAAGCCATCTACGTGCCCATCTGTGTACATGGAAGCCTTGTACCGCGCCGACGAGGAGACAGTCCGGCGAGCAATTGTGGCCGCCGTCAAAGCAAAGCGCGACGGGACGGATTGAAACATGGAGCGGCTAGGAGCCGTGTTTGACGGATCGAAGCGTGGTCGGCGCCTGGTCGAACCGGGCGCCGGCCTTTTCAAACCCATCACAGGGAGACGAACATGCTTACCGAGGTTTTCACGCGGGCCAAGAAACGGTCTGTCCCGCTAGTGCTGGTTGTAACCCCGGACCCGGCCGCCACGGTCCGAGAGCTGTGCACGACCCTGAACGGGGACGCCCAGGCTGTCTGCTGGGACCTGGTGCGCGGCCTGCACGAGCCGCCGATCACCTACGGGCTGGCGGACAAGCTGCGCGGCGGCGCGGAGGACGAGACGTTGTTTGCGCCGGTAGCATTCGCGCAGGTGATCCGCAAAATGCCTGCGCACGGCGTGGCGTTCGGGTTGCAATTCGACCGCTACCTGCACGGACAGGACGCGGCCGGCGTCACTCAAGCAGTTTGGAACCTGCGGGATCAGTTCAAGCAGGACGAGCGGATGCTGGTCATGCTGTGCTCTGACGGGAAGCTGCCGGTCGAACTCAAAAACGACGTGCTCGTGCTGGACGAACCATTGCCGAACGAAGCGCAGCTCAAAGCGGTCGTGACAAGCTTGTGCAAGGCCGCGAAAAAGGCCAGCACTACGTTCGCGGCGACGCCTGACGACATTGCCAGGGCTGCCGTGCGCGTCACCGGGCTGTCGCAGTTCGCGGCCGAGCAGGCGGTGGCCATGAGCCTGCGCGCCGGCGGTATCGACCAGGACGATCTGTGGGCGAGGAAACGGAAGCTCATCGAGGCAACGCCCGGCCTGGCGGTCTACGGCGGCGAGGAGCACTTTGGCGACCTGCGCGGCGTCGATAACGTCACGGGCTACCTGCGGCGCGTGATCGACGGGAAGCGCAGCCCAAATGTTATCGTCATGGTGGACGAGATCGAGAAGGCCCTGGCCGGCGCGCACGGCGACACGTCCGGCGTTTCCCAGGGTCAGTTGCAGTGCCTGCTGACGGAGATGCAGGATCAGAGCTATCCAGGCTGTATATTCATCGGGCCGCCTGGCAGCGGCAAGTCGATGGTCTCGAAGGCTGCCGGCAACGAGGCCGGCGTTCCGACGATCCTGTTCGACCTGAACGGGATGAAGGACTCGCTGGTTGGAGCCAGCGAGCGGAACATGCGCGACGCGCTGAAGGTCGTGCGCGCCGTCGGGGACGGCAAGGCGCTTTGGCTGGCGACGTGCAATGAGATCACCCAGTTGCCGAGCGCGCTGCGCCGGCGGTACACGCTCGGCACGTTCTTTTTCGACCTGCCGACGGGGGCGGAGCGCAAGGCGATCTGGGAGCTGTACCTCGGCCGGTACGATCTTGCGAAGGACCAGAGGGCCAAGCGGCCGGATGACGAGGGCTGGACCGGTGCCGAGATCAAGCAGTGCTGCGACAACGCCTGGGCGCTCGGTGTGACGCTTAAAGAGTCGGCCGGGTACGTGGTGCCGATCGTCAAGAGCGCGGCTACGGAGATCAGGCGCCTGCGGCAGGAGGCCAGCGGCCGTTTTCTCTCGGCGAGCCAGCCTGGCGTCTATCAGTTCCGCGAGAACGAGCAGGACGGGCAACGTGGCATTACGATGTAGGAGAAATAGCGTGTACTACCAGTATCCAGACGCGAAGCTCTGCCCCGCACATCTTGTGGAAAGCCTCACTCGCTACGCCGAGCACGGCGTTCCGGTCGGCGGATTCTTGACTGCGTGCCTGGAAAACAACTTGCTAGAGGCTATCGCGCGCGCGGACGGCGAGAACTTGCCGCTGCTGCCGCACATTGTTGCGTGGCTGTACGAATACATGCCTTTTGGTGCATGGAGAAGCAGGGAGAACGTGGAAGCGTGGCTCGCGACCAAGCGTGCAGCGAGGGAGAGATCACACGGGGCGCCAATCACAGGAGAAAACGTATGAAACTGGAGCTGTTCAAAGACGCTGTCCTCATCAGCGTCGTCAAGCGAATCCCAGGCAACCGCCGCAAGGTGGACCTGGAGGATGTCGAGCTAGAAGTCGGGGGGCAGGCCTACAACGGCGAGAAGTCGGAGCTGCATCTTGGCAAGGACCTTCTGGAGAGCGTAGAGATCAAGGACATCCGGCACGAGTTTAACAAGTTCGGCCTGTACTTAGCGCGCAGGCGAGTGCCTGGCAATTTCTTTCGCGCTGGCTGCTACGTGGTGAAAAAAACGCGGCTGCCAGAAATCTACGCCGAGTACCAGGCGCGGCGCGCCGGCGTGAAGCTCGGGGTAGACGCCTTCTGCGGCGCCTACGACGAGCGCAGGGCGCAGGCCAAGGTGCGGCTTGGAAATCTGTACCGCGAGGATGAGTATCCGACCGAGGACAAGTTCCGCGGCGCTGTAGACCTGAAGATGTTGGTGGTCGAGCTGGCCGAGCCGGAGGGCATTGACCCCGCGATCAAAGCGCAGCAGGCGGCCGAGGCGGAGGCGGAGTGGAAGGATGCTGTGAACGACGTGCGTCTTGCGTTGCGGACTGCGATGCAGGGCTTCGTGGCGCACTTCGCCGAGCGGCTGCGCCCAGGCGAGGACGGCGCGAAGAAGGTCATCACCGAGAAGAAGGTGGCGCGGTTCAGGGAGTTCCTGGAGTTCTTCTCTGACCGCGACATCACGGACGACGCTAAGCTGGCCGAGCTTGTCGGGCAGGCCAAGGGTTTATTGGACCATGCTGATGTTGGCCTGATGCGGCAGGATGGCATGTTCCGGGCGCAGCTCAATGATGCTTTCGGTCAGATGGAGCAGGCGGTAGGCGCGCTGGTTGAGGAGCAGCAGTCGCGGATGATTTCGTTCTGAACCTGTGATGCGGCTGGCGGAATGGAGTCCGCCGGCCGGTTTTGGAGGACCAAGTATGCGCCCACCTATTTGCGTAGCGTGCGAAATCGAATACTGGCCCCACGAGAATGGCGCGACGCTAGTTCTCATGGCGATTGACAGGCCATTAGCGGCCTACCAGTGCGACGTCTGGAAGTGCCCCGGCTGCCGACACGAGATCGTGTTCGGTGTTGCCACAGAACCGTATTCCGCTGAGTGGCTGCCCGGGCGCGGCATCAACGACGCCATGCTTGCGGCAGATGCGCAGCAGCATCGGCAGATACGCGCCTGGCTGAACCACAAAGAACGAACGGCCTACAAATGCAAGGAGCTAAGTGATGTCACACGTGACGGCAGTATCCCTGGAGGTCAGTGATTTGAAAGTGCTGAAGGCGGCCTGCGATCAGCTCGGTCTTGAATTCTGCGAGGGCCAGAAAACATGGAAGTGGGTAGGTCGATGGTACAACGACTACGGCACGGCCGACGCGGCGTACAACATGGGCGTGCCAGTGAAGGACTACGGGAAGTCCGCCCATGCGATCAAGCTGGCCGGCTGCGCGTTCGAGATCGGCGTAGTAGCGAACGAGGCGAAGCCAGGGACGTACCTGCTGGCCTACGACTTCGTCGGACCAGGCCGCGCGATCATGGACAAGCTCGGAAAGGGGCTGGAAAAGCTGAAACAGGCGTATGGCGAGCAGGCTACGCTGGCGTTCGCTCGCCGGAAGGGATACGCGGTTGCCAGGTCTGTCTCAGGCGGTAAGGTCACGCTCAAGCTTAGCGTCAGACGGTAGTTACGATCGAAACGTATCACTGTGATAGGTTTCACTGGAGGAAGTATGGGTAAAGAGACAATTACGGTCACGATTGATGAGCAGGGGGCCGTTGTGGTGGTCGTCGCCGGGCACAAGGGCGCCGGCTGCAAGGCGTTGACGGAAGCCCTAGAGAAGATGCTCGGCGCGCCAGGTTCGAAAGTCATGACGCCAGAGTACGCGCAGCGGCCGGAGAAGGCAGTCAAGCAGGAGGCCAAGCGATGAACGATCTGACGGTGCTCATCGATGAGGCTGGCCGGCTGCACTTCGTGTACGACGACGCGCTGGCTGGTTTGCTGTCGCTCGGGAAGTCCGAGACCGTGCGTGTCAGTCACGTCGAGCCGGCACCTGGCGGCTGGGTGGCGTCGATGGCACCAGTCGGCGGCGCAGACTTGGGACCGTACCGGCTGCGTTCCGAGGCCCTGGCTGCGGAACGACGGTGGCTCAGGGAGCATCTGGAGCTGTAGCAATGGACGACGCGACAATAGCGCCGGTTTCGACTCAGCGACCACGGACTGCGGCCGTGCGTCCGAGCCTCTCGCCTTGGAGCTGTTGGACCGGGCTCGTGATGCCGTGCGACACGGAGAAAGAGGTGGCCATCCTCGGGCACATGATCTGCGGGCCGTCGCAGGCCGACGAGGCAGCGGCGGTTCTCAAGCCGGCTGACTTCTACGGCGAGCGGCAGCGCGAGCTTTTCACGACGCTGGCTGGCCTGCGCGCGAAGCCGGACCCGGCGGCTCGCGAGCGCGCGAAGGCGCTAGCAGGTGAGCTGCTGTTGAAGCGCGGCAAGCTCGACGACTGGCGCGAGGTCTCTGCTGCGCTGCGGCGGCTACGGTGCGAGCGGGCCGTGGAAGCTTCCAAGGCCCTGTTGTGCGCGCATATAGGGGGATGGGAGGAGTGGATCGAGTTGGCCAGGGCAGAGTTGCAGTTTCTTGCGGAGGCGACTGCATGAGCAGGACTCGCGGCAACCTCGGCAGCCGGCTCAGAGGCGCCAGGCTGAAAGCTGGACTGAGCTTGAGGCAACTTGCAGCGATGGTCGGCGTTTGCGCGTCAACGCAGTTCCGCCGCGAGGAGGGGGCAATGTTTCCGTTTGCCGACGTGGCGAAGTACGCGCGGCGCCTTGGCGTGACTGTCGAGTGGCTCGTGCGCGATGACGAGTTGTAGCGTGTCACAATCACAGGAGACTGGAAAATGGATAGGTATCACAAATACTGGAACGAGCAGGAGGAGGCGGTAGCGATGGAAATGTTCATCGGTGGCAAATCGCTGGACGAGATCGGGCGCGCGCTTGCGCGGAATGTGAACGCCGTCCGCAAGAAGCTGGACCAGCTTCTCAGGCTGGAGGCGGTCGGCGAACATAACAACGCGGACTGCGGGGCCGCGTATATCCCGACCGAGCAGCAGATCGCGGATGGCTGCCGAAGCATTCAGGCTCGGTGGAGCGAGGCGGATCGACTGCGCAGGCAGTGCGCTGCGTACCGAAACGCAACGCCGGACTTTACGCGAAGCGAGCGCGTGGGAGGCAGGCCATGATCTTCATCAGCATCGATTGGGACTTTTTTATAAAGCTGCCGCGACCGAACGCCATGCTCAAGTTACCGAACGGTGCTCGGCTCCCTGCGGCGCTCCTGATGGATTGGGGCGCGAACGACCGGATGCCACACGGTCTGTGCGACGCACTTTGGCTGGCTCGTAGCGCGGATATACTGGCCAACGGTTTCGACTTGCGGGAGTTCATGCCTCGCCAGGTGGTCCTGGGCGACTTCTACTGCGCGCTTCGACGGCGCTACGACTGGGGGCGGTGCTTGCACGCCTCGGATAGCCATGCGCAGGCTAGTCGGCTGTGCCAGGATGCCGACGAGATAGTCCACTTCGACGCGCACCACGACATGGGGTATAGCCACGCGCAGCTCGTCGGCGAGGTTCATTCCGGTAACTGGCTGCATCGGGAGTGGCGCCGCGGCGCCGACGTGACCCTGGTCTACCCAGACTGGCGCGGTCTCGGCGAGTGGCGCGAACGGAAGATGCCTATGAGCACGCGCGGCGCGCGGCGCGCAAAGGCAACGACGTGGAGCAAGTGGTCGGCAAGCGCTACCACTGGCCAAACGCGAGCCGTGGCGTTTCTGTGCAGGTCGCCGGCGTGGACGCACCCGCAGTGGGACGTGGAGTTTAGACGGCTAGAATCGATGCTAGGGCAGAACCACGTAGAGTGCATGGACTGCGCTGACGGCGTTTGCCGCGGCCGATGCGTCATGCGGCGATGGGACCCAAAAGCGGCCGAGACATTGGTCGAGGCGCGAAGTGGGCTTGTATGTCGCGCTTGACAGACGACGAAAAGCAGGCCATGTGCCGCTTCGTGATGCGCGCGAGCGGAGAGGTAACCGGGCTCCCGCCTGAAGGGCTGTGCGTCCCTGCGGCTGGGCTGCTGGTGCGCCTGCTGCGCGGTGGCGGGGAGCTAGCCTTGCTCCAGGCCGGCAGCGCAAGCTGGCGGTGCGTGAACGCGGATGACGACGGTGTAGGCTTCACGCATTTCTCATACGTGTGGGAGCCGGCTAGCGCTGTGACGAGGGCTAAGATCGCGGCAGGCGAGCTGCCGGAGCTGCACGCCTGGGTGGGAGTGCTGAACCAGGACGGCAGCGGAAAGTGGTTGATCGACCCCACGACTGGCGCCTGGCCGGACCAGCTTGAACGAACGCTCGGCCTCTCGTGGCGCGGCGCGAGACCGCCGAAGTACCTGTGGCACGATGTGGCTATACCGCAAATCTATGACTGCGAATACTGGCCGGAGCGTGAGGCGTGCCTGCTGGCAGAGCGCAAGTGGCTCGCGTGGTGGCGCGACTTCGAAGGAGCGTTCAGCGAATGGAGTTGTCGGGCCGGTCGGACGCGCGATAGAATCAGCCGATCAACAACCTGGTAATCCAAACATAGAAGCACGTGAGCTGCGCCGAACAGCCCGCCTATCCGCCATGCTAAAACAGATTGACACGACCAACACGTTTTTCGTTTCGATTCAAGGCGATCATATAGTCGTGTTGAGGCCCAGCAACCGTTTTGATCGGGAGCAGGCTCGAAACTTCGCTGCATGGCTCCTGGTCATGTCGGAGTGCCTGCCCCCGTCTGACGCAGACGCGTCTTTCGAGGAGCTGTGCGAAGCAATAAGGAACACCTGAAACTGAAATACCAAAAGGGGAAAGGCGCGACACCTGCGAAGCGATCCCCGCCAAACGTAAGGAAAGTGGCGTGACAGCCGGGAGAGACCGGCACTTTTGAACGCATGAGGACTAGACATGCCCACCGTCCCACCGCAGCTTGTCACACAGCATGAGACGATTCCAGTGTTCGGGCACGATTATACGATCTACGCCGTAACAGACGGCCTTTGGAATGTCCCGGCCGTGTGGGATCAGGTGCGGGCACCGACTGCGCAAGACTCCGTGTTGATCCCGGCGGGCGTGACAGTGCAGGTCGATGGCGCTGCCATGACCAGGCATGTAGTGATTGAGGGCACGCTCGAACTACTGGATAGTGCGCATCTGACATGCGTGAGCATTTTTGGCCTGCCCGGCAGCATGTTCTTGGGTGGACAGGACGGCGCGCCGATCTCGGCCACCGTAACATTCCTGGACACACCACTGGACCCGGCCGACACGCTGCAATTCGGCAACGGATTGATTACAGCGGGCGAGTGGCGGATGTGCGGGCATCCGCGGACGCCCTTCGTGCGGCTGGATCGGGAGTACGTTAGCGGCGAAGTGTTGCAAAATCTTCCGGCGGACTGGCAGCCGGCGGACGCGCTTATGATCCCCGACAGTCGGCAATGGGTGTTCAGCGGGCCACGGCCGGTGAATTCCTATAAGATCGAACGAAGCTGGTCAATGGTGCCGTTGGTCCATGATCACCCAGGCGCGTGCGACGCTGTCGGCGCGCTGCGCTACTTGCCGCACGTGGCCAATCTCACACGTTCCATCGTGTTTCGTTCGGAGAATCCCAACGGTGTGCGCGGTCACGTCATGGTTACGGATAGTGGCATGGCGGAGTTGTGCCATGTCGGATTCATTGGTCTGGGCCGCACGACTGTTGCACAGGTCGGTCCCGGCAACCAGATCGGGCGGTACTCGCTGCACTTTCACCACAGCCATATGGCCAGCGAGGTTGACGGCTGCGTGGTTGCCGACGGGAAAAAGTGGGGCTTGGTGCTGCACGACACCGATGAGTGCGTGATAACGGGCAACGTGCTGGCCGACATCGACGGCGCCGGGCTAGTTACGGAGGCCGGGACCGAGCGCGACAACGTGATAGATGGAAACTTCGCCGGCGTCATCACGGGCGGAGGGATTAAGGTGGTTCCGCGCGGAGGCGTGCGCAAGACATTCAACACGGACGGCACGGTTGCTTCCAATGCCGGTGACATCGCTTTCGAGGGTAGCGGTTTCTGGTTGCGGCGGGCTGGACGAAACGTCTTCCGAAACAACGTCGCGGCCAACTGCCGCTTCGCTGGCTTTAACGACAATGGATACTACCTTCCAAAAGTCCCGGACATGGAATCACTGGAGTGGTCGAACAACGAGGCTTACGCTTGCGAGATGGGGCAGTGGAGCACGTACTGGGGCGGTGGCGGACCGCTGCACACGTATCAACACACGATCTTCTACGATCGATTGAGAGTGTGGCACTGTCACAAGCGCGGTTGGGAGCACTATCACGTCATCAATGTGGACGTGGTTGATCCAGTTGTACTGTTCGATCCGGCGGCCGTGGCGGCAAAACCAAACAAGGTGAAGGGCTACATTGTTCATGGTGCGAACCTGGGCGAGAAGGCCAACTATGAGACCGAAAACTACCGCGTGTTTCGCGCGGAGATATTCGGGGCTGACGTTGGAATCGTGCTACCGCCGACCAGGATGCACAGAGGCATTCCGAAGGGCTGCATGATTCTGGACGGCCGGATCGGGTGCCACGTCGCCTTTCAGCAGGCTCCTCCTACGATTAAATTTTCCGCGCCTGGCAGGGTGTGCACGCTTCACGGCGTGGAGGTTATCCCGCTGACGCTGCCGAAGATGGGCGGCTTGCCGGCTGTGTCTTGCACGCTGTTCATGGACGCCTCGGGGATTCCGGCTGGTTATCCGTGGGCGAGCCTACAGTACACGACGTTGCTGGACGGTGTGCGGGTGTGGTTCAGTGTCGACCAGATCAAGCCATGCAACACGACGAGGCCCGACATTGTGGGCGGAGTAGTGTGCCCGTGAGATTTCCGATAGATGATGGGCGACAGGGGAGGATGCAGGCATGACGCTTAACGATCCGCGACATCCGGCCTGGGCCTTTGCCAGGTGGTTCAGCACCTTGGTATTTGTGCTTGTAATCCTGGCCCTCAACGCCAGCAAGTTCGACGCCACCGAGGTACGCGCGTGGATTGAGATTGCCTTGGGTTACCTGGCCATCCAGGGTGGGCACCGCGTTTTGAAAAAGCGGGCGTGGAAAAACGGTCTGGGAACCAGTAATGGGGGCTGATATGCCTGAACCGAGACAGCTTGAACCGCGGGTTGCATCCCTGGAAACTTCCTTGGATGCCGTCCTCGGGCGGGTTCACCAGCTCGACCAGCACATCGGGGCGGTGCGCACTGAGCTGTCTGCGCAACTAACGGCGTTGGCTACTGACATGCGGCATCAGATTTCTGGAATCGTTGCCGCCCGGCAGACTAACTGGGCGGTTATTCTGGGCGCGATGGCGGTCCTGCTGACGGTGATTGGCGCAGTCGGAAATTCCTGGATCACTCCCATCAAGGAAAGTGTCGCGTTTTCTCGTGAACTGACGGATGGCCGTTTCGGAGTTATCGAGCGCGATGTAGCGGCGACTGTTGCGCGCTTGGCTGCGAATATGGAATCTATCGCCGCCATTCGCGGCAATGTACAAGTGATGCGCGAGCGATTTACTGAAATCGAGACGCAGTTTCGGTGGGGAAACGACGTCCACAACATGCGCGAACGAAACTCGGATCGGTTGCTTAGAATGCTGTGGGCCAAAGCGTTTGGGGATGATCTTCCGATGATGGGGATGCCGGAGGTCGGACCTGGGCATAACAATAGGGCTGCGGTGGGTCCACCGTCGGAGACTCGGTCGGTAGGAGATTGAGCCATGAACTACCAGGCGCGCGCACATTGATACGAATGTGCATGGCGTGGCCGTGGAGTCCGTGGGGCGCCTGACCAAGCCCGAGCCGTAAGCTTGCAGAAAAGCAAGAATGCCTTACACGTTCCAACAATGGGACCGCCAAGTTGACCGCGCAAGACGAAAGCGCGAGCGGCGGTTGTTCTTTTCCAAAGCCTGGAAAGTCTTGCTGCTTGCACTGATCGCCGGATTGATCGTATTCATCTTTGTGAAGTCGATTGGTTGGTTCGTACCAGGTCCGGGGCCGTGAAGGAGCACGAACATGAAACGACGCACGGGGCGCTTTAACATTCCCGCCCCAATCAGCGAATCAGCGGCGCGCGACCTTGAATTCGTGCGCTGCTTGTGGGCGCTCGGCATCGAAGATAAAGCATTGGATCGGATGGCCCAGCGCGCCAGGTTGCAGCTGCACTCTCTTATCCTAGTCGAGCGACGCCGGCGGAAGCGCGACGATAAACGGAGCGCGGGTGACTAACGTGCGAAAACTCCAGGCGCTGGAGGCCGAAACGGTCCCGGTGGAGCCATCGTATGGAAACACGTGATTTAAGAAAAGGAGGCACGGGAACGGCACGGATATTATCTGCGCCGTTCCCGTAGCAATGTACTTCGGTGGTAAATCCCGCTGCGCTAATTTGATATGGCGAGCCTTGGGCGACGTGCGCAATTACGTCGAACCATTCTTCGGCAGCGGCGCGGTGCTATTGGCGCGTCCACGGCCGTTTCGCGGAACGGAAACGGTCAACGATGCCTGCCAGTTCGTCGAGAACTTTTGGCGCGCTGTGCAAGCCGAGCCTGACACCGTGGCCAAGTGGTTGGATTGGCCTGTAAATGAGACTCGTCTTGAGGCGGTCCATAAATGGCTGGTTACCGCCGCGCGCAAGGAGGAGCACGCGCGGCGGATGAAGGATGAGATGGGTTATTACGACCCGAAAATCGCCGGTCTCTGGTGCTGGGGTCTGTGCGCGTGGATAGGTAAGGGCTGGTGCGCCGGCGCGTGGTATGGGCCTGACGATGAGCGCAACGCAGGCACGGGCGTCAATGTTCGGGACAAGCAACGAGGCGGCAAGCGCCCGCATTTGAACAGGGGGCAGGGCATCCACAAGCAGCGCCCGCACCTGGGCGACGCTGGGCAGGGCGTTCACAAGCAGCTCCAGCACCTAGGCGACGCTGGACAGGGTGAGTGTGTTCGCCGATTGGAAGTGCTTGTGAACTGGATGCGGCAGTTGCGCGACCGCTTGCGCAATGTGCGAGTGTGCTGCGGGGATTGGTCGCGGGTCTGCACGCACACGCCGACCAGCAACCTGGGGCTTACGGGAATTTTCTTGGATCCGCCGTATTCCGATGCCGCCGGTCGAGATGAGAACATTTACGCTCGTGAGAGCCTGACAGTAGCTCACGACGTGCGAGCATGGTGTCTCCAGCGAGGGTGCGATAAAGACATGCGCATAGTGCTCGCGGGTTACGAAGGCGAGCACGAAGAGCTGGAAGTTAACGGTTGGCGTGTCGAATCTTGGACGGCGAACGGTGGATATGGCGTGCAATCCGGCAATGGCGAGTACACTAACAAATACAAAGAACGGCTGTGGATGAGTCCGGCCTGCGTGGATGTTGAGCGGAGATTATTCGTATGAACCTCGGCGTCAATCTCGATCCGATCTACCCCCGTAGCCGCTTGTGGGTCTTTGGCGACGCCATGCGCCAGGGTATTTTGCAGCCGGACGGCGCCGTACGATGTTTGACCGAGCAGGGTGGGCACTGCCGGGTCGATTTGTGGGTTGGGCCTCTCGCCGCGCCTGGACGCATAGCCACGCTTCACCCTGACGACCGTGGCGTCCTCGTTCACGACGGGTCATCGCGCCTGTTTCCGCAGGCCAATCCACGGCGGTATTTTTGGCACCCGCGATTCTTGGAGTTGCTGAAAGTCCCGACTAGCTCGGGGCTGAAGCCGTTCAAGGTGCTGCGGTTCATGGACTGGCAACAGACGAACAATTCCGTGCAAACCTCATGGTCCACTCGCGCGAAGCCAGCCGATCCACACCAGACAGGCCCGGCCGGCGTGGCCCTGGAGCACATGATAAACCTGTGCAACCTGCTGGATGCCGAGCCGTGGTTCTGCATTCCGCACTTGGCCGACGCTGACTACTGCCGGCAGTTTGGCGCGCTCGTTTCGGCCACGCTCAAACCGTCGCTGCGGTGTTGGTTGGAATACTCAAATGAACTCTGGAATGCGAGGTTTGCGCAGGCGCAGCATATTGCGATGGTGGCTGCATCGACTGGGCAAACGCGCCAGGGGGTCGTCGCCGAAATGGGTTTCCCGGCATGGGACCAGTTCATGGTCGGCTGGAGCGCCAGTCTAACTCGTGTCGTCCGCGTTGTCGGCGGTCAGAACACCCGCCCGGCCTGGGCCAAAGAAATTTGCCTTGCACTCGGTGGGAACTTCGACGCCGTTTCCTGCGGGGCGTACTTCAAGCCGCCCGCGCTTGTGGAAGCGACCTACGACGCCGCGACGACGGTAGAGGCGATCCTGGCCGACTGCCAGACCGACCTCCAGACCAAGACCTTGCTCGGTGTCGCCAGACACGCGGACGTTGCCGCAAAGCACGGCACACCACTTGTCATCTATGAAGGGGGCCAGCACCTGGTAGGCCGTGGCAGGCCCTATCAGCCCGCCTACCTGGCGGCGCAGAATCACCCACTGATGGGGAACCTGTATCGCGAGCTGGTTGCCGGGCTTGAGGCGGCTGGCGTTGAGCTGTTCTGCCATTACTCGCTGGTGGATGGGCCTGGCGCAAGCGGCTCGTGGGGCCTGTTGGATCACATGTACGCGGACGAGGGCGCCAGCGTGAAGTGGAAGGCGTTAATCGGGGTTTGAGGCTGGAGGTACGGAAGGATGGCGCAACAGACGTACAAGG